AAGGCCTGATCGTCGTTGGCGTCCCGCTCGAGGCCGACGACCCGCCCGATGGTGTCGAGCTGCTCTCCGGAGGAGGTGTCCAGCCATCGTTCGGTGAGGAGCTGCCAAAGCGCATCCTCGAGCTGCTGGATCTCGTCGAGCTGGACGACGAGCGCCCCCTCGAGGAGCGGCTTCCGCTTGAATTGCTCGAGGAGCCGGTCGACGCCCTCGAGGGCGTGAAGCCGCTTGTGGGCGAGCTCCTCGCCGACGCGGGGCGTCTCCGGGTCGTAGTCCTGGGTCCCACCGTCTCCGCCGCCCAGGCCGACGAAGAGCTCGTCGAGCTCGTATGCGAAAGGCATCCCGTCCTCCGGTCAGGGGGCGATGTTGTAGGCGACCTCGATTCCCGCGGCGAGGACCTCGAAGTCCATCGCCTTCGAGCCCGCCGCTTCGATCCAGATCCGCGTGAAGGTGTCCTGCTTGGCGAAAGCCCCGTCGAGCTTCGCCCATTCGCTTTTGACGAGGTTCCCCATCGGACCGTAGGAGTCGCCGCCGCCGATCTCGAGGTGGGCCATCGGGGCGGGGCCGCCGCCGTCCGCGGGGAGCCAATTGTTCCCGTAGTCGTCGGAGCATTCGACCCACCCGAAGACCTCGTCGCCGGGGCTCGTGTAGAGGATCATCCAGAAGCGGATCGCCGTTGCGTTCTCGAGGTCGACGAGGGTCCGGAAGCCTTCGTGCCCATTGTAGCCGGGGGAGCAATCGGGGAATTCACCGGAGCCGTTGGAGACCTTCACCATGAAGGGGGAGCCGCCGTGCTGGTGATCGGCGGTCCAATGGGCAACGGTCCGCGCCCGGGCAAATTCGGTGTCCGTCGTTCCGCCGCCTCCGGTGGCGTAGAGCCGCCCGAAGCCGTCGAGGGCGAGACCGATCCCGTAGTCGACCCGGATGTAGTTCCCGCTCATGTAGAGGCCGCCGCCGGAGACGGCGACGCCGCCCACGTTGGAGCTCGAGGCGAGATCCAGGGCGTGCTTGTGGTCGGAGCGAGAGAAGGCGAGGGAGGTCCCCGCGCTGTTGGAGGAGCCGCCCGCGGAAGTCGGGGCACCCCAGGCGATCAAATGCTTGTGGTCGTAGCGGGAGGCCTCTCCGCCGGTGCCCGGTGTCGCCGCGACGCCCGCCTGGAGCGTCGAGGGGGTCTGATTCGAGAGGACGACGCCGCCACCGCCGCCCGCGGCGAGCTGGGCGAGGGTGTAGGAGGTCCCCGCCGCCATCGTGGCGTCCCGGAAGCGGAGGGCGCCGGTCTCCCGCCAGATCACCACCTCCTCGTCGTCCGTCCCCGCCTCCTGGAAGAAGACGCCCGCCACGTCGATCCCGTCTTCCTGGGGAGTGAGGGCCTTCGGGAACGGGCGCCGCTGGCCCGCCTGCCCGCCGGTCGTCGAGTCTTCGTGCTTGTAGGGCCGAACGCGATCCGCCGGAGGTGCCATGCTCGAGGAGCTCCCAGGGCCCGGCGGAGCTCGAGGCGCCGCCGGGCCGGAGAGGGGTTAGATCGCGCCGAAGTCGGCGATCTGGACGTGGAGGTTGTTCGCCGCGTTGCCGAAGTGCTGGCATCCGAAGCCGACGCGGACGACGCGACCGCTCGAGGGCGGGGTCGTGGCGAGGGCTCCCGCGGTGGCGGAGAGGAAGTATTCCGGGCCCGCGGTGACGCCGCTCTTCGTGGCGATGCCCTGGGTTACGACCTTGACCCGGGCGCCGCTGGCCGCCGCCTCCTGGGCGATGCCGACGACGTTCGCCCGGGCCTCCGCGGTGGAGGCCTTGACGACCTGCCCGGAGCCATTCAGGGCGACCACGTCGTAGGCGGCGAGGGCCTCGCCCGCGGTGAAGTCCTCGAGGGTGGCGTAGGAGAAGAGACCGGAGCCGCCGCCGCCGCTGATGCCGTGCTGGGTCAGGACCTCGAGCCCGCCTCCCGGGGTGGCGTAGAGGGTTTGGCCCTTCTTGACCTGGAGCTTGCCCCCGACGCCCGCCGCGTCGAATTCGAGGGAGCCATCGCCGGAGAGCTCCACGTCGAGGGTCGCCGCCGCCCCGTTGGCAATCGCGCCACCGCCGGAGAGACCGGCGCCCGCGGTGACGGTGTGGGCGTGCGAGCCCTCCGCCACCGATCCGCCGATGGTCCCGAAGATGACGCCGAGCTGCTTCGCGTTGCCCGTCCCGGCGAGCTCGAGGCCCGGATTCAAGCTCTTCAGCTCGACGTGCAGGGTCACGTCCCCGGAGAGAGCTCCGCCACCGGAGAGGCCCTCGCCCGCGATCACCTGCCGGGAGGTCGGGACCGCGCCGACGTTCGCCGCGGTGTGCGTGTGGTTGCCCGCGGCGACCTGGGTCGAGCCGGTGCCAATGTCCGCCGAGAGGGTGACGCTCCCGCCGTTGGCGACGGAGCCGCCGCCGGAGAGGCCGGTCCCCGCGGTGATCGTGTGGGCGTGGTTGCCCGCCGCCGCCGTCGAGGAGGTCGTGCCGAGCTGGACGTTGAGCGTGTTCCCGGAGCGGGAGAGGGCGGTCCCGGCGACGATGCGATCCGCGCCGGTGAATTCCGTAAACTGGATCGCCGTCGTCCCGGGCGTGATCGCCGTGTCCGGCGAGGTGAGGACCCACGTCGAATTCGCCCGGGCCGCCGCGCCCTCCCGGACGTGGTACGAGGCGCCGGAGATCAGGTCGTCCTCCGCCCGCACCATGGGGACCGCGGCCCCCTTCCACAAGTAGATCCCATTGTCCGCGTGCGCCGCCCCGCCCGCGCCCGCCTGATGGAAGACGCCCACGCGGTCGTTGAGGGCCATCGCCACGCCGTCGACGTTCGCGCCGGGGGCGGCGAGGTTGATCGCTGCCTGGGGCGCCATGACGCGGACGGGCTCCCGGACGGCGAAGCCGGAGAGCTTCCCGTCGACGTAGGCCTTCGTCGCCGCGTGCGCCCCCTGGGTCGGAGCGCCGACGTTGGAGATCGGGAGGTTGTTCGCGTCGAAGGCGGAGCCGGACGCATTCGAGGCCTTGAAGCTGGGGGCCTCGAGGGCGTCCGCGCTGTCGATTTCGGTCGGGTATCCGCGCGTCGAATGCCGGACGAGGGGCTTCACGTTTGCCATGGGGTCCTCTTACTTCTGCGGGGCCTTCTGGACGAGGCGCCCCGCGTCTTCGTGGAAGGTGTACGCCAGCGGGTCGATCTTGTGTTTGGCGGCGAGCTCCTCGAGGAGCCGCCGCTCCTTGCCCTTCTCCTCGCCGACGACGCGGACGAGATCCCGGACCTGCCTCCCCAGCTCCGCGATCTGCGCGTTCGCCTGGGCGGCGATCAGCTCCGTCTCCTGCTCGAGCTTGGCGATCCGGAGCTCGCCCAGGGCCCGCCGGGAGACGAGGCGCGAGAGGCGAAGGGCGTCGAGCTCGTCGAGCTGGACCTCCGCGGGGGCGGGCGCCGGGAGGATCGTCGCCTCCTCGCCGCCGATGGGCGCCGCGGGCTCGAGCTCGCCGCGCCGCTGGGCTTCGATCTGCGCGGCGATGTGCGGCGGGATCGTCGGCGGGAGCTTCTTCGGCCTGGGCTTCCTGGTCTTCTTCGTCTCTGCCATGGTTCTACGTTCCCCGGTGGATGAAGATCGCCGTCGAAGGGGCGACCCGGAGCGCCGTCGTCGAGACGGCGATCCCGATTGTCTGATGGTCGACCTCGACGCCCGGGAGGGCGGTCGGCGGAGTGTCCGAAGGTCGACCGTTGGCGCCGACGTAGTAGACCTTACCCGGAATCAAGCCCGAAAGGACGCTCCGGAGGATCAAGCCGCTCCGGACCCGCGCCGTCGACCCGTCGACACTCTCGACGATGCCGACCGCTGGCATCCTGGCGGGGTTCGTCGGGTCCGCCCGGGCGATCAAGCCGTCCGGGAGGACGCAAGCGGCATCCCCCGCCAGCACGCCGACCTCGCACGCTCCGGAGAAGGCGGAGAGGTCGCCCGCCTCGAGCTCGTCGGAGAGGTCCCGGACCCGTTGCTCGAGGCTTCCAGGAGTCGACCCATCGGCGAGGCCCACCGCCCGGCAAACGGCGATCAGGGCGTCCGCCAGGACGTTGTATTCCTGGGCCCGGAGGTAGTTGACCAGATTCTCCGCGGCCCGGAGGTCCGCCTTGACCCGTCCGATGCTGTCGTCGGTGCGTGTCGGGAGCCGGACGAGGGCCATCGGGTTAGACCTCCACCGTGATCCGCCCGGAGTCCAGGTCGATCAGGTCCCGCACGTCGGCGGGGAGGTTGACGGTCCCGGTCGGGTTGGCGGCGAAGCCTGCCCGGATCTCGAGCACGTCGACGACGCCCGCGACCTCGAAGATCGGGACGTGGAGGTGGGAGAGGCGCAAAGGGGCGCCGACCCGGAGCTCCCGATCACCCCAGGCCGCCACCGCGTCCCGGACGAGCTGGGGCGAGACGAAGGGGTCCCACCCCTTCGTCGCGTCGACCTCGAGGGAGATCCGGAGGTAGGCGGCGAGGACGTTCGGGCGGGAGAAGCGGACGGTCCGATCCTGCCCGGTGGAGTCCTGGACGGTGACGACCTCCGAGCCATGCGACCGGATGCCCGCGGGCTTCGTCCGCCAGATCACCGCGCCGATCTCCTCCGCCGGGACCGCGGAGCCGTCGAGCGTCCCGTCGTGGACGAGGGCCTCGAAGGAATGCGGCGGGAGGCCCAGGGCGTCCGGGAGGTCCGTCTCGTTCTCGAAGAGCGTCGCCGAGACGACGCCCACGCCATCGGGCGAGTCTTCGCCGATGCGGAGGAGGGCGACCCGGATCGCGTCCAGGGTGGAGCCGCTCGAGAGCGTCAGCTCCTCGAGGCGCCGCCGCCGGAGCTCCTCGTCGGTCTCGACGGCGAGGCCCTCCACCGCGTCCGCCGCGTTGACGACGGAGGTCCACCCGGAGACGGGGGTGGCGATCACCGTCAGGGTCCCCGCCGCCGCCGGGACCGGGCCGGTCGCCTCCGCCTCGAAGAGTGCGGGGATCGTCGCCGCGGAGCTCGTCGCGTTGACCACCTCGTCCCGATTCCGGAAGCGGACGGAGGGCCGCCCGGAGACGGAGGCGACGAGGGCGCCCGCGGGATAGGTCCCGGGCTGGACGGTGATCGTGGCGGTGACGACGGAGCGGGTCGCCGGGCGGCGGAGCGTGCCCGTCAGGGAGGCGAGAGCGGTCAGGGCCTCGTCCGATGCCCGGTCCGGGTCCGTCGAGGCGTAGACGCTCGAGGCGAGCTCCCAAAGCTCCCGGATCTTCGAGGCGGTGATCCCGATGATCTGCCCGAAGACGGAGGCGCTCGAGAGGTTGATCGAGGGCCCGAAGACCTCCCGGTAGTCCGCCTCGAGCTCCGCCTTGATCTCCTCGAGCGTCTTCGCCCGGAAGCCGGAGGGGGTGAGTCCGTAGGTTGCCATGCGCTAGACCTCGACGATGAAGGGCCCGTCGTTCCGCGTGGAGACGATCCCCCCGTCCTCGAGGACGGCGGAGAAGTCGAGGCGGAGGGTCCGGGAGGTGGGGTCGAAAGAGCTCGAGAGCTCCGGGACGGAGGAGATCCCGGGCGTCTCGAGGGCGATCCGCCGATACATGCTCGAGAGGACGAGGGGGTTCGGTCGCTTGATCCCCAGGATCTCCCGGAAGTAGGGGATGCCCTCCCGCTGGTCCAGGAACCATTCGCCCAGGAAGAAGCGGAAGCGGGTCCGGAGGTGCTGGGCGACCGCCTCTCCCTCCCGGACGACGGCGAGATCCCCGTCCTCGAGGACGAGATCGCCGGTCTCCGCCGAAATTGCGAGGTCCATCTAGTCCGCCTTCACCTTCGAGGAGCCCAGGGAGCCGGGCCAGCTCGAGAAAAGGGTGCCGAGGGCGGTCTTCAGGGCGGCCCCGCCGTCGTTGGCGATGGGCGTCCATCCCTGGATCGCCGTTTTCAGGTCGTCGAGGGCCTTCTCCACCTTCGAGGCGAGGGCCACCGCGTCCGCGGGCGCCTCCGACCCCAGCCGGACCTCGCCCGCGGTGACGTGGATCTCCGCCCCGCCCTTCTTCCCCAGGACGAGGTGATCGGGGTGGGCGCCGCTGGCCTCTTCGGTGAGGAGCCCGGGGATCGCCACCGCGCCGCCGAGGTGATGAAGCCGCGTGTCGCCCGGGTCGGCGACCTCTCCGGTCCGCCTCCATTCCGCATGGGCCCGCATCGTGAAGAGGACGAGGACCGGGTCGCCCTCGAGGACCGGAAGCGTCAAGCGGAAGCCGCCCGCGGCGAGGAAGACGAGGGGGACCGCGGGGAGGATCGGGAGCTCCTCGAGGACGGTCCCTCCGTCCGCGGTCCGGATCGGGCGCTTCAACGTCGGGAGCACGTCGGCGACCTGCTTCGTCGCGTCGTAGCGGACGACCCGCCCGGGCAGGGCGGTGTAGAGGCCCTCGAGCCGGGCCTCCATCGCCGCCCGGACGACGCCCGCGAGCGTCTTCTCCTCGAGCCTTCCGGACATCCTGGCCTCCTATCGGGCGAATCGGAGGACGAGATTCGAGTGCCAATCCGCGCCGTGCGTGTCCCCACGGTACTCGACGCGGAAGGTCCGGAAAAGTCCGCTGATGAACTCCGATTCTAGCTGTACGAGGCGCCCGGGAACGATGTCGGGATGGAGCTTGCTCGAGCAAGTGACCTCCCGCGGCGGGGCGAAGACGGAGCCGCCGAAACCTGCGGGCGTGTTGATCGAGGGCGAGCCGACGAGGCCGGTCGACGCGGAGAGCTTGACCGCCGTCCCCTCGAGGGCGCCGCCCTTCGGGATCACCTGCAGCGCCCCGTCCTGGATCGAATGCTCGAGACCCACCGCGTCGAGGAGGCGCCGGAGCTCGTCCGCGGTCTGCCCGGAGACGACGGTCCCGCCGGTGAAGACGCGGAGATTCCCGGAGAGCTTCCCTCCCAGGGCTTTGTCCAGGTTGCCCAGGCCGACGCCCAGGTTCTCCGCCAGGAAGCGGAGCACGTCGGCGACGGGCGTCCCCGGGGCGAAGCTCCTCGAGGTCCTCGAGCTCCGGAAGGAGGCGAGACCGTCGCCGCTCGAGACGATGGCGACGACCTGGGGGCCTTCCCGCTCCCAGCGGACGTAGCGGAGATCACCGTGGTAGAGCTGGGAGACCGCGCCCTGGTAGCCCGCCTCGAGGCGGACCGGGACCTGCCGCCGGGCGTCGAAGGCCTCGAGCTCCGCCTGATGCTTCTTCGAGAGGTTGTAAATCCGGATCTCCGCCCGATTCGGACGGGGGAGGAGGTCCCGCTCCACCTGGAATTGCACCCGGAGGCCCGTCACGCGGAGGGGCCCGATCACCACGTCGGAGACGCGGCGGAAGAGCGTCGTCACGATGCCAGCTCCTCGAGCTCGTCGGCGGGGACGTAGAGGAGGCGGAAGCGGGCGCCGAGCTCGCCGAAGCCCGGGTCCCTCCCCTGGCCCTCGAGGTCGACGACGAGGAAGTCGCCGGGCGGGAGCCGGGGATCGGTCTTCCGGCGGAGGAGCCGGGCGCCGACGACGAGCTTCACGCCGCACGCCAGGGGCTCCTCTTCGTTGTCGAGGAGGTCCAGGAACCAACGTCCCTCCCTCTCCCGGAAGTCGAAGACGAGGAGGTAGTCCCGCCCCTCGAGCTGGGTCCGCTGGGAGTAGGAGACGAGCTCCGTCGACGTAGGGATCTCGAGGGCCATCGGTCAGTCTCCGCCGGTGAAGTGATCGAAGAGCTTTTTCGCCATGCTCGAATTCGGCGGGACCTCCTTCGGGGCCTGGACGCCGCGGGAGCTCTTCTTCTGGCCGCGCCGCTCGAGCGTCGGGATCTCGACGATCTCCGTCTCGACGAGCCGCACCTCGACGGCGGAGGCGGAGAAGGCGAGGGCGTTCCCGGTGGAGGCGTCCCGGGTCGGCGAGAGCTCCCGGATCACCATCGAGGGGTACTCCCGGAAGCCCGTCACGATCCGGACGATCACCCCCTCGCGCACGATGCGCCGGAGCTCCTCGAAGACGGTCCGCGGGCGGTCGAAGGCACCCGACCATCCGAGGACCGTCGCCGAGACGGGCTTCGGGCCGCCGGTGATCTGATCGTAGAGCTCGCCGACGACGTTCCCCGCTCGAGGCGAGGGCGTCGGGAGCTCCACCGGGATCGCCTGCCCGACGACGCCCGGGGTGTTGGACCGCTCGAGGGGGTGATTCGAGACGAAGCCCTGGATCGTCCAAGTGTCGGGGTTCGGGATAACGTGGTCGGTGATCGCCGCGCCCTTCTCCACCGGGTCCGTCGTCACCTCCGCCGAGACGGTGACGCTCTCCGAGATCACCGCGTCGACGTGAATCGAGGTCTCCTCCCCGCTGGGGAGCTGGTAGACGATCTCCATCCTATCCTCCGACCGGGACGAGATCCCCGTAGGCCGCTTCTAGGTCCGCTTCCTGCTGCGCCCGGAGCTTGTCCTGGACCGCCTGGGCGACCGCCTCCGGGTCCCCCGCGCCCTGGACGACGATCTGGCCGACCTCCGTCCGCTGGTTCACCTGCCGGACCGCCTGGGTCGTCGCCTGGACCGCCTTCGTCCCGACGCTGTAGGTGGCCTCGAGGCCCGCCGCGGCGAGCCGGGCCGCATCCTTCGCGCCCTCCTTCACGTCCTGCCAGTCGATCCCGAAGAAGTCGGCGACCTTCTGGACGAGCTCGCCCATCGCTCCGAGCTTCTCCCGAATCGAATCGACAACGTAGCCCCAAACGCTCGAGAGGGCGGTCCGGAGGAGCTTCGCCACCTCGAGGCCCAGGTCGAGGAGGCTCGAGAAGAAGCCCTTGGCCGCCTCGAAGGCGGGCCCGAAGGTCTCGCCGAGGAAGGCGGCGATGTCGCCGAGGACCTCGAGGAAGATCGCCCCCCATTCCTTCGAGGTCTCCCAGGCCTTCCCCAGCCATTCGACGAGATCGGCGACGAGCTCCTTCGTCCCCTCGACGAAGGCCGCGGCGGAGCCGACGCCGAAAAGCTGATCGATGAAGTCGCCGATCACACTCTCGCCGCCGGTGAAGAGGGCGATCAGGTCGTCGACGATCAGGACGACGGCGGCGATGGCCGCGGCGATCAGGGCCGCTTTCAGAATCAGGGGCGCCCAGGCGAGAGCGATCCGGATGCCCGCCTGGACCATGCTCCGGGCGAAGATCGCGATCACCGGGATCAGGACGAGGAAAGCCGCCTCGAGGGCGTGCGTCCCCGCGGTGAAGTCCCGGAACCATGCGATGCCGCGGGCGACCGCGGAGATCATGGCGGAGAGGGCGGGGAAGAGGGCGAGGCCCAGGCGCATCTTCAGGGATTCGATTGCGAGCCCGAAGCGCGTCAGGGAGGAGCGGAGCTCCGAGGAGGCCTCTCCGAAGGCGGTCATGTCCGCGGAGGCGAGGCCGCGGACCTCGCCGCGGAGGCGGGCGATCCCGTCCGCGCCCTGGCGGAAGAGACCGTGGAGGTTCGCCGCGGAGCCGCCGAGGAGGGCGTTTGCGATCATCGCCCGCTCCGTCTCGTTGGAGACGTTCCCCAGCTTCCCGGCGACCTCCTCGAAAACGTCCGCCGCCGACCGCTGCCAGATCCCGGACGTGGAGACGCCCAGGCGGGCGAACATGCGGATCGCCTCCTCGCCGCCGGTGAGGACGCTCTTCATTTGCCCTTGGAGGCCCTGGATCGCGCTCGTCACGTCCTGGCCGGAGGCGCCGGAGAGCTCCGCCGCCGCCTGCCATTCCCGGAGCTCCTCCGCGGAGAGGCCGAGCATTTTCGAGACGTGATCCAGCTCCGCGCCCATGCGGGAAACTTCGTCGACGAAGCGGGAGATCCCGACGACGACGGCGGAGCCGACGATCACCTTCCCCAGCGTCCGGAGCTTGCCGATCATGCCCTCGAGACCGGCGGAGCCTGCCTCGAGCTGCTTGTCGTCGAAGTCGATCCCGAACCTTGCGAGGAGCTCCCGGACGACCATCGTTCCCTCCTACCGTTCCGCGGCCCGCTTGGCGGCGAGCCGCTCCGCTTCTTCGTAGGCGTCGAGGACGCGATTCGCGTCCCACAAGTCGACGATGCTCCACCGCGATTCGATCTCCTCGAGGCTCGAGGAGTAGCGGGGCGAGCTGGCGACGCGGTGGATCTCCCAATCCACCGCGTCCGGGAGCTTCACCGAGACGGAGCCGTCGTCGGCGCCCGCTTCCCCATGAGACCCGCCAGGAGGGCGCCACCCGTCGAGTCGCCGAAAAAATCCCGGTAGTTGACGGTCAGGGCGAAGGCGAGCCAGCCGAAGAGCTCCCGGTACTTGCCCGCGAAGTGCAGATCGAAGACCTGGGAGAGCCGGAGGACCCGCTCGCCGCCTTCCAGGACGACCTCCGTCCGGTCGGCGAGGGTGTCGCAAAGGTAGGCGAATTCCTGCTCCGAGATCCTCGAGGCGAGCTCCTCGAGGGCCCGGGCGACGGCATCCATCCCCAGGTCGCCCAGGCTGAAACCGAGCCCGCCGAGCTCCGCGCCCTTCTTCGGGTCTTTCGTCCCCTCGAGGCCCTCGAGGAGCTCGCCGAGGACGGGCCCGGCGATCTTGAAAAGGCGGACGAGGAGATTCCGCCCCGCCTTCGCGCCGAGCATGGTCACGCGGTAGGTCGTCTCGCCGATCTGCTTCTCTTCGTGCTGGATCATCGTGTCGTTCCCCTGAAAGTGAACGGGCCCGGCGGGGAGCTCCCACCGGGCCCGCGTTGCCTACCTTACAACGGCAGGCCCCCCGCCGGTCCAACGTTGCCGCCGTCGAAGGGGAGGAGCTTCGCGCAGCGGATCTTCCACTCGCGGGTCCCGCTCTCCTTCCCGAACGTCACGCTGGGCCGCTTGGCGATCCAGGCCTGCCCGGCGGTGTAGATCGACCGACCGTTCCGGTCCCGGATCAGGAGGGCGCCGACGCCGAGCCCGTTCGGGCTGTTGGCGTCGAGGGTGTAGATCCCGGAGAGCACGTCGTTGGAGTCGGAGCTCTGTTGCAGGATGATCGTCACCGTCGCCCGGCGGTCGTTGCTCTTCGAGCGGACCACCTCGCCATCGGCGCCGACCTGATCGGAGAAGCGATCCGCGTCCTCTTCGATTCGGCAGAAATCCCCGTCCGCGTACCCGGAGAGCGGGACGCCGCCGAGGGAAACCGTTACTTCGCTTGCGTCGTAGACCTTCATGGTCGGACCTCGTTACGGGAGGAGGTTCCCGCGGACGGTGATCTGGTGGATGGCCCCCGCCAGCGGGGCGGAGAAGGAGAGGCCGGGGTAGGTGCGGGCCGCCCGGTCCACCGCGTCCACCTGGGCGACGGGGAGAGCCGTCACGGTGTAGCCGGGGGCCAGGAAGCCGACCGTCTCGCCCGCCTCGAGCTGGGCGAAGAGCTCGCCGCGGAGCACGTCGACCCCCTTGTCGGTGTAGGGGATCTTCGGGTTGTTGGCGAGGACGAAGACGACCCGCTCCTGCATCCTGGCGCGGAGCCAATCGATCCCGCGGGTCGTGTCGGCCCATTCGCCCGCCGAGCTCCATCCCCAGCGGGTCATACCGATCCCTCCGATCAGGGTGTAGACGTTGCCCTTCTTCGCCTTGATCGCCTGCTCCTCCGTCCCGGTGAGGCGGTAGGCGGCGACCGCGGCGAGCCGCTTGTAGGCCCAGGAATCGGAGCCCGCGTCGGCGACGAGGCGCCCGGCGAGCCAGGACGCGGCGAAGCCCTCGCCCACGTCGGGGTGGTAGCAGGGGACCGTCCGGGCGTAGGCCTGGGCGGCGAGCTGGGCGAGCGTGTCCGTCGAGGAGAGCGGGTCGGTCGCCGAGGTGTCCGCGGTCTGGACGACGAGGAGGACCTGCCGGGTCTCCGCCCAGGCCGCCGCCGCCAGGATCGCCGCCTTCTCCTGGCCGCCCAGGGGCTCGAGCAGAATCCCGTAGAAGTCCGGGTCCTCGAGCTCGAAGGCGGAGAGGTCCGCGTCGAGGCCCGTCGAGGCGAGCTCCGTCCGGTCCTCGAGGGCGAGCTCCTTCGAGCGGTAGGAGACCTCGAGGAAGCCGCCCGCGGCGGGCGCCTCCGCGTCGACGTGCGTCCCGGAGCTCGAGTCGGCGACGAAGCCCGCGCCGTCCAGGAGGGCCTCGAGCGCCGTGCAGATCGAGGCGACGGTCGCCGCCGCCGGGACGGTGTAGGAGAGCTCCTCGCCGTCGACGGTGATCTTGTAGGTGAAGCCCTCCGCCGTCTCCTTCGGGATGAAGCGGAGGAGCTGGGTCGGCGCCGTCGTCCGGCGGCCCACCTTGACGACCTGGGGCCGCGGGTTCTGCGAGAAGACCGCGGCGAGGACGAGGTGGAGGGAGGGGAAGGCCGCGGCGGTGATCCCCGCCTCCTCCGCTTCGGCGAGCGAGCGGAAGGCCTGGACCTTCGGGCCGGGGAGGGTGTGGTACCCGACGACGAGAGGGGTCCCGAAAGACGCCCGCGACGGAGTGACCGTCGAGGCGGAGATCGTGATATCGGCGATGCTTGCGAGGCTCATCGATTGCTCCTCTTGGGGGCGTGGAGCCCCATCCTAGCGAGTGATCGTCCCCGGGGGGACGGGGGCGGTGGCGATGGTATCCCGGGCGAGAGCTTCCTCGACGACAACGGAGACCGTCCGCCACCGGATCGGGACCTCCGCCCTCGAGACCATGCGCTGATCCCGTTCGTAGTTGGCGACCTGGGCGTCCCCTACGTCGACGAGGGCGAGATTGACCGCCTTCGTCCTGGCGACGATCTCCTCGAGGCCGCCGCGGGTCCGGAGGAGCTCCCCGTAGTGCAGGGCGAAGAGCCCGGGCCGCTGGGAGTCGCTCTCGAAGGCGAGCGTCGTCACGAATTCGCGCACGCCGCGGCGGACGGGGATCAGCTTCTCCGTTGCCTCGTCGTAGACCTCGCCGGTCCAATCCATCCCGATCCGCGTGACCGGGCCCATGACGATCAGGCAATAGAGGGCGTCGAGGAAGGGGCGCTCCTCGTCCTCGAGGATCACCATCCCTTCCTCGAGGCCCGTCGCCTCCGCCGCCCAGGCCTTGATCGCCTCGAGGATCTCCGTCCAATTCACCGGGCACCCCCGAAGAGCGAGCCGTTGACGATCCGGAAGGCGACGGAGCTCCGAAGCTGCCCGGTGTTGATCAGGGGCTTGGAGCTGCCCTTCCGGGCGATGGTGCTGTCCGCGTTCGGCGGGGCCCATCCCGCCGCCATGCGCTTTTGAATCCCGCCCTGGGCGTAGGCGCCCATCTTCTTCAGGCTGCCTTCGTAGGTGTCGGCGCCGAGAAGCCGCTGCTCCGCCAGCTTGCGGGCGAAGCGCCGGTTTGCCTCTCGATTCTCGTCGAACCATCCCGAAATGAACGGGCGGGCGGGGATCGTCGAGGTGCCTTCATGTAGGAAGGTCGCCACGTCGGCGACGGTCGCCCGGGCGCCCGCGGGAGCGGCGGGACGCTTGTCCCGCTTCTTCATCCCTCGAGGGGCGGGGGCGTGGCCCTTCGCCGTGAGAGCCTTCGGGCCCAGGATGCCCACCTCGACGTAGGCGCCGCGGCGGAGAGCTTCCCGGAGGAGCTTCTTCCAACCGCGATCAATGTCCCGGATCTGATGGACCGCCACGGCGGGGACCTCCTAGATCACGCGGGGACCGGAGGCGACCTCCCGCTTGATCTGCTTGTACGTCTCTTCGTACACGGTCCCGCCGTCCTTTGCTACGAGGCGGGCCTGCTGGCCGAAGGGGGAGACGGCGAGGAGGTGGGCGGCGAGGTAGCCGATCCCGTCGTCCGTCTTCTCCTTCCAAACGTCGGGGGCGATGCGCCGGGCCGCCTCCGCCAGCTTCGCGTCGACGAGCTCCGGGGACGCTTTGGCGAATTCCGGAAACGATACGAGGAAGGCGGCCCGGTCCATCGGTTAGGCCTTTCCGAGCCCGGCGAGCCGGACCTCGAGGAGAGCCTTGACGCCCTTCCGCTTCTCCGCCTCGAGCCAGCTCGAGAGGATGGCGGGGTCCGTCTCCGCGTCGATCAGCTCCTTCGCCTCGTCGGCGGTGAACGTCGAGAGGTCGACGGTCTCGCCGGTCGGGGCCGGGGGCGTCGAGAGCGGGGCGACGGGCGCCGGAGGGGCGGTCGGGGCCGGGGGCTCGCCGGTGGAGCTCGAGGGCGGGGCGACGGGCGCCGAGCTGCCTCCCCATGCCTCCGCGGGGACGAGCTTCCCGCTTTCCGCCCAGCGGGCCAGGGTGCGATTCCCGGCGAGGCTCTCGAGCGTCTTCTCGTCGTGCTCCGAAATGCCGGGAGGGAAGTCGATTGCGGGGCGCTTCTCCCCCGCGGGGATCGTCAGGAGCTTGGCGGTCGTGTTCCGGATCTTCATGGTCGGTGTTCCCCTAGTGCGAGCCCGGGGGCCCAGCCGAAGCCGAGCCCCCGGGGAAGGAGACCGCGCCGATTAGGCGAGGTCCATGTAGGCCGCGGCGAGCGGGCGGTAGAAGAGCACGCCGCCGACGCGGGCGAGGCAGTTGACGACGTAGCTCATGTTCCGCTGCTGGGGCGGGAGCTGCTCGAATTCCTGGGGGATCTGGAATTCGACGACCTCCGGGGTCCGGGCGTAGGCCACCGCCCGCGGAGCTCCCGCGTCGCCCGCGGTGTTGAGCTTGCTCCACTTGTCCACGTTCTTGATGCTCTGCGCGTTCTCGAGGAAGTAGCGCAGGATCGTCCGGTCGCTGTTGGCCCCGTAGGACGTGGTGGCGATCTTGCCGTAGAGCGGCACGGGGAGGAGGAGCGTATCCGCCTCGTGGACCTCGAGGGTCTGGTTGATCACCGCCTGCTCGAGAGCGAAGAGGTCGGCGAGGATCTGATCGGGGGTCGTGGCCGGGTTGAGCCAGTCCCCGTTCACCGCGGCGATCTCCGGGACGTTCGGGTGGTTGAGGAAGCCCGGGAGCGCCTTCTCCGGGAGGCCGAAGGCGGCGATGTCGTCGATCTTGCGCTCGAGGACGTTGCGGGCGGCCTGGGCCTTCTTCGCGTCCAGGGGGATGCCACCGAAGGCCGCACGCTTGAGATCGCGCACGGTCCAGGAGTAGGCGTCGCCCAGGTCGGTGAAGGTGACCATGTGCTCCTTGGCGAGAGCGTCGACCATCGGCAGGTCGTCAGCGTAATCGCTGATGACCTTCGCCATGCCGGTCTCGTCCCAGGAGCGATAGACCATCGCTTCGGCGCCTTCGGGAACCTCGTTGCTGATCGGGATGAATTCCCGGGCCTTCAGCTTCGAGTATTCGATGTCGTAGGTCTGCGCCTTGACGTATTCGAGCTGCCTCGAGAGGACGGCGGTCATGGCGTCGTCCATACGGACGCCGTTCGCCTCGAGGAGCTGGCGGAGGAGCTGGTTCATTTCACGATCTCCGAATCTCGCCCTCGAGGGGCGTTAGGCGGGGAGGTTGATCTCGACGATGGCGAGGGCGCCCGCGGCGCCGGTGGAGCGGACCACCGCGCCCTTCACCTCGACGGCGGTCGCCGTGTCGGCATCGGTGCGGGAGGCGCCGAGGACGGTCCCGCCCGCGCCCGCGGCGACGCGGACGAAGAGCGGATCGCCCGCGGTGTGGGCGTCCTCCATCTTCACGAAGATCCGACCGCGGCGGAGGACGGAGACCGTCTCCTTGTCCGCGAACGGGACCGCGCCGCCGGAGACGACGCCCTGGAAGCCGTTGTAGCCGTTCCGGATCTGCTCGCGGGTCGGCGAGTAGATCACGAAACCGAGCTGGAGCCCCTGGGCCGCCTGGGCGGCGGAGGCCGGGACGCGGGCCTGCTGGTCCCCGGTGCCCTGGACGACGAAGAGGCCCGCCGAAGCGGCGCCCTCGAGGATGGCGGAGTCGACGTGCTTCACCGACGAGTCGGCGAGAGCACCTTCGATGGAAGCCGCGGGAGCGTGCGAATAGCTGGTCTGCATGGGGGGATTCCTTCCCTCCCGGCGCCGTTCGGCCCGGGGCTTGCTGGTTTACTTGCGGACGGTCGACGCGGCGAGGGGCTTCCTGTAGGCCTCCCGGCTCGCCTTGCGGGCCTTCTCCCGGAGCTCGTCCGCGTCCATGCGCTCCTCGCCGCCCGCGGGCGGGGTGACGACGGTCCGGAGGTCGCCGACGCCGCCGTCGACGCGCTTCGAGCTCGAGGAGACCGGGAGCGAGTAGAAGACGCCGCGGACGAAATCCGGGCTGGTCTTCGAGTCGAGCTTCATGGTCGGGGCGGCGACCTTGATCGCCTCCTCCATGATCTCCCGCTCCTTCTTCCCGTCGAACTTCGCCGCCGGGGCGAGCTGCTTCGCACGCTCGAGGAGGGCGAGGCGCTTCGAGACGAGGGAGTCCAGGACCTCTTCCGAGACCTTCTTCTCCGCCTCCTCCTCGTCGGTGATCTGCTCCTCGTCGTCCTCGTCGGCGGTGGGCGCCGCGGGCTCCGGATTCGCCGCGGCGATGGCCGCCGCCATGAGCTGCTGCTGGGCGCCCGCGACGATGCCCATCGCCTCCTCGAGCGCCGACGCGACCACCGCCTCGTCCGCATCCTTGCGGGGCTGGGCCATGGTGCGGGAGATCGCCGCCTCGAGGGCGCTCTTCGCCTGGGCGCGGCCCTTCTCGTCGCCGCGGAGCTGGTACTCGACGCCATCGATCCGGACGGTGGCGAAGCCCTCGCCGAACGTCACCTGCGGAAACTTGATCTTCATCGTGTCGGTCCTCTTCGCCCGGGGAGCGGGCCGCTTTGCCGGAGCTCGAGGCCCGGCGGGTTCCTGCTGGATTGCGTCCGCCGAGTCGAGGCGGAGCCGCACGTCGGGGCCTGCCCGACCCCAATCGACCGGGCCCAGGGCGACGTGGTTGTACCGAATCCGACGCTGGATCGCGTCGTAGGGCTCTCCGTTGAAGACGCCCGGGGTCGGGTCAATCGTCGCGTCGTAGCCGCACGAAATCTCGACGAGCTCCCCGCCCTCCACCTTCGCCACCGTCTCCGCCGCCTGGACGTAGAGATCGCCGCCGAGGAAGTCTCCCGCCTCCTGGCGAACGTCCTCGCCCATGTTGCCGCGGGCGTAGGTCTGCCAATTCTCCGCGTTGATCAGGACCGGCGGGTGGAGCTCCGTCACCGGAGCCCCTCGAAGGCTCGCCATGCTCTCCGGGGAGAAGACCTCTTCCGGCGGGCGGAGCTCCCGCGATTCCGTTCCGTCCGCCCGCTTGTAGACGAAGATCCCCGTCCGCGTGAGGAACGCGGGGACCCGGAGCCCGCCCTGGGGCGTTCTCTCGACGGTGCGAACCTTCCCGAAGTCGAGCCGGATTGCCATGCATCGCACACTAGCGGGCTAGAAGGCCCTCGACAAGTCGCCTGCTAGGTGTCCTCGAAGTCGAAGACCGGGATCGCAACGCATCGGCATTGAAAGTCCTCGCCCGGATGGTGGCGGCGATTCCGCTTGCGGTCGACGACCGGAGGATCGTCCCACCGCTGGATCGTCCCGTTCAACGCCGCGTGCTCCTCCCGGACCCGCTCGTCCTGGGAGGTGCTCCATTCGTAGCGTTCGACCCCCGCCTCTTTGTGCCGAAGCTGGGTTAGCTCGCCGTTGTATTTGAGGACCTGATCCCGGGCGACGAGCTGGGCCCGGCTCTTCGAGAAGCCTTGCTGCTCCATGAGCTCCCGGCGGAGGTCCTCGACGCGGGCGCCCTGGCGGGAGCGCCGCTCGAGCGTCTCCTGGATCTTGTCCAGGGCCTCCCGGGTCATGCGTGTGATCAGGTTGACGTTGGAGCTCCGGAAGGCCTCCATTTGCAGGGCCACCGCCTCGCCCGGCTCCGGGAGGTCGACGGAGACCACCGCCTTGAATTGCTTGGCGACCTCCGCCCGATTCCACTCCGCCGCCCTCTTCCCGAAGCGGAGGGCCATTTGCGAGATCCGGCTCTCCGGGAATCGCTGCCCGTAGGCGACCGCAATATCCTTGACGATCCGCCCGATCAGCTTCGGCGAGTCCTGGCGGACCTCCCTCGAGTCGAGGTGCGCCGGTGCGGCGATCTCCTCGAGGTGGGGCTCGAGGAGCTCGAGGGCGAGATCGTAGAGCTCGCCGATCATGCCGCGGAGCTCCCGCTGGTAGTCGACGGCGACGCCCATCGGCGGGCGGGGGTCGGCGACCTTCCTCGAGCGGCGCCGCGCCGCGCTCCTCGAGGTGATCGCCTTCCGCGCCCGGAGCTGGGCGGCGAGGCGGTCCCGCTGGCGGGTTGCCATGGGTTAGACCCCCGGGCGCTTCGGCGGAGCGGGAGGAGCGGCGGGCGGGACCGGGGGCTCGTCCGGCTCCGGCGGCGGAGGCAGGGCGCCCAGGTCTCCCTCGCCGGTGGCGAGCTTCTCCTGGTAGGCCTCGACGGCGAGGCTCCGGGCCTCGAGGTCGATCCCGTCGATCTCGTCGGAGTAGCCCTCCGGACGGAAGCGGGCGAGCGCCACCTCCTCCGCGGAGAGGACGCCGCTCGAGATCCGGACCGCATCCGTATCGGCCTGGACCTTGCGAATGTCGGCGAGCTCCTTCGGGGTGGGCTGCCACAACGGCGGGAACCGGACGTTCCAGCTCGAGGGCTCGACGCCGCCGGTGGGGCCCTTCTTCGCCCGGAAGAGAATCCGGAGGAGGCGGTCGAGGCGGGGGCGGAGGCGGTGATTCCGCTCCGCGTCCAGGGTGTCGTACCAATTCCGGATGTCGCTCTCGCCGGTGGCGTTGAGACCGGCGGGCTCCCTGCCCATGAGGACCGCGACCGGCATCCGGGCCGCCGCGGCGAGTCGGAGCATGGTCCGATCCAGGAGGTCCGGGAGGCCGCTCATCGTGGTGTCGCGCCGCTCGAAGCTCTCCGTCTCCGCGTCGAGGAGGAGGGAGCGGGCGACGGAGCGGGAAACGTCGACGAGCTCGAGCCGCTCGAGGAGGGCCTGCTTGTTCCCGCTGGCGATCATGTCGACGAGGCCCTGGACCTTGAAGACGCCCTGGCTTGCGTCCTGCAAGATGTTGCCCACCGCGCCCCAATTCGCGTTGTAGGCCTGCAGCGCGTTGTAGGCCCGCTCGAGCTCCGAGAGGCCCCAGCCGTTGTTCTCCTGGGCCTTCCGCCTCGAGGTGCGGAGGCCGGGGAAGACGATCAGGCGGGAGGCGTGGACGAGGATCTCCGCGGGCGGGATTCGCTCCGCCTCCCGCTTCGCCCGCATCCCCGGATTCCAGGTCCGGAGGATCTTGTAGGTCTCCGGCTCCCCGTATTTCGAGGCCTGGGGATCGGTGTACCACGTCCAGGGGATCACGTCCCGGCGGTCCAGGACGGTGAGGAAACGGACCTCCGCGATGGCGTCGAGGTCCAGGGGCTCCGCCACCGGACGACCGTCGTCGGCGCCGACGAGGATCACCGACCCGCCGAAGAGCCGCTCCCAAACGAGGGCGGAGAGGAAGGCGTCCCGGGCTTTCAGGTCGTCGAGGAGGGCGAGCGTCTTCGTCTCCACGTCGGCGCCGGAAATGCCCCCCGCCTCGAGCGTCGGGTCGGAGACCTGGATTCCGATCCAGGGGCGGAGCATGTGTTCCGGCGCCGCATCGCAGATCCGGGCCGCCGCGTCGTCTTCGTGGTAGAGGCCCTCGAGGGCTTCGGGGTCCATGACCCCCAGCCGCCGCTGGAAGCGGAAGGCGGCGAGCTTGTCCCGCTGGGTCCCGATCCCGGTGATCGCGTTGATCCAGGAGTCGAGGCGAGCCGCGGCGGTCTTCAAAGGGTTAGCCATTGGACAAAGCCTCCATGGCGGCAACGTACCGGCTCCCGCTCTTGACGTGCAAGCGGAGGAGCGCCTGGGTCATGGCGTCGACCTGATCGTCGTGGGCCGCCTTCGGGAACGCGATCAGCTCCGCGACGAAATCGGAGAGCCAAGGGGCCTCGTCCGGGAGGAGCACGTTCCCTGCCTCCCACAAGCCCGAGACCGCATTCGCCCGGGCGAGCTTCCCGCCTTCGGGCTCGACGAGGAGGAGCCCGGGGATCTCCCGTTTCAGGGCGGAGACCACCGCGGGGCCGTTCGCTTTGTTTTCGATCAGCTTGAGCCGGGCGGCGGGCCACTTCCTCGAGAGCTCCCGGATCGCCGCCACCGTCTCGACGTAGCCCCACCGTCCGCGGAGCTGGTCGACGAGGAAGAAGTCCGCGCCGCGGAGCCCCCAAACCTGCCCGACGACCCAATCGCCGGAGCTCGCCTCTTCCTTGAAACGGCAGTCCCAGGATTGGATCAGGTAGATGGACGACGGGAGCTCCCGCCACCGCCGGAGCGTCCATCCCTTTTGGAAGACCGCGCCCGCCGCGGGGACGGGCCGCTGCTGTAGCTGGGCCGCCGCGCCCATCGGGCCCAGGGCGATCTCGAGGGTGCGGACCGCGTCTTCGGGGTAGCGGTCGGGAACGAGCAGATCCCCGTCCTCCGTCCGCCAATCGCCGCCGACCTTCGTCCGGCAGGGGTGCGCCGCTTCGTAGCGCATCGGCAGGCGGAGGTGCTCGTATTCCCCGGTTTTGACCATTTCCCCGGCGAGGTCCGCCGCGTGCAACCGCTGCATGATGATCACGCGGGCGGTCTTCTCCGGGTCGGTTTGCCGGGTCGACATGGTGACGTTCCACCATTCGAGGCATTCGGCGAGGGCGGTCGTCGTCGCCGCGTCGCCGCTGGCGTCGAGGGGCTTCACCGGGTCGTCGACGATCTGGAAGTCGGCATGAAAGCCGAGGACCTGCCCGCCGACGCTCGTCGAGAGGCGACCGCCGCCCCGCCTGTTGACGTAGTGCGTCGCCGTCCAGGGGGTCGAATCGTCCAGCGGGCGAAGGTCGCCCCACCGCTCCCGGTACCAATCGCTCTCGACGAGGAGGCGGGAGCGGAGGGCGTCGCGCCGGGAGAGCGTCGCCGAGTAGCTCGAGCCGATGAACTTCGCGTCCGGGCGCCGGGTCCAGATCCAGGCGGGCCAAAGGACGGAGACGATGGAGCTCTTCGAGGTGCCCGGGGGGACGTTGACGATCAGGTTCCGGAAGGCGTCGTCCGGGTCGGCGAGGAGCTCGAGGAAGTCGCCGCCCAGGACGAAAGCCGTCACCGCCTCGAGGTGGCGGCAAATCTCCTCCATGTGCCGACCCCAAACGAGGGGCCGGGGCTCGACGATGGGCCACGCTTCCCGGACGAATTCGGCGAGGGAGGGCTTCGGCTTCTCCGGCGGGTTAGTCGCCTCGAGCTCCCGGAGCCGCTCCGCCAGGAGCCGCTGCAGCCGCGGCCCGCAAGACCTGGGCGAAGACATCGGGGGGTAGCCTTTCCTCGAGGGCCGCGACGAAGGCCTCGAGCTCGTCGGTCACGATCTGTGTGATCTTCATGCCCCATCGGGCGGGGTTCCGCCGCTCGAGATACCACGCGCTCGCCCGCCAATCCTCCGCGGCCCAGGCCGGGCTGGTGATGTTCTCGACGGCTCGATTCTCCGCGGCGACGAGGGCGGCCCGAACGTCCCGCGTGAAACGGGCGAGGTGCTCGAGCTCCTCCCGCGGCGGGGCTCCCGCCTCCTGGGCCTCGAGCTCCCGGGCGCCCTCCTTCATCCACCGCCGAACGGTGTCAACGTCGACGCCCGCCGCGGCGGAGGCGGTCTCGAGGAAGACCCCCGTCTCGAGGAGGCGGACGATCTCGCCGTGCATCCGGGGGGTCAACCGGGCGCCGATGGCGGGCCCAGGTCGACCGGGGATCTTGCCCTGGGCGGCGGGCGCCTTCGGCTTCGCCTTCGAGCTCGAGGGCGGGGGCGCCTTCGCCTTCGGCGCCGCGGGCTTCTTCGCCTTCGGCTTCTCCACAACCTGTGGGCTGCCTGTGGATTTCGAGAGACGCGCCCGGATCTCCGCGGGCGTCCTGGGCTTCGTCGCCATGGTGCGGGCCTCCGTCGCCTAGCGTACACGCGAAACGGCGAGGGCCGCGACGAAGCGCCCGCCGAAGAAGGGCCGGAGCTCCTCGAGCGGTCCCCAGCGGAGAGCGGTCCCCTCCGGGCCGACGACCGGGAGGGCCTCCGGGATTCCGCCGAAGCGGAGCTCGAAGACGTGGAGATCCCGGGGCTCCCGCCCGGGCCAATCCGGCTCCGGGACGCCCTCGCCGACGTGGAGGAGCTCGAGGACCTTCGCCTCGAAGCCCGTCTCCTCGAGGAGCTCCCGCGCCGCGGTCTCCGCGGGGGCCTCGCCTTCCTCGAGCCGCCCGCCCGGGAGAGACCATCGCCCGGTCCGGCGATGCCAAACGAGGAGGACCTGGGAGCGGTCGGAAGGGCGGCGGGCCAGGACGAAGCACGCGGGGGAAGGAGGCATAGCTCCGTGCTATACCGAACAAATGCACGACGCAAGCCGTCTCGCCGTCCGCCTCGAGGGAGGGCGCCTCGTCCTCCTGGCCCTGACGCTTCGCCAGCGGTCGGCGATCATCCGGACCTCCGCCGCCCTCGAGCTCTCCGCGTCCGCCTTCGTCCGATGGGCCGCGGCGGAGGCCTCCCAGGGAAAGCCGCTCGAGCTCGCCGCCGCTCTCGCCGGGCTCCCGCTCTCGAGCTGGCTCCGGGAGGTGGCGTCCGCCGCGGCGGGGGCGTCGCCGTTGAAGGGCCAGCTCTCGAAGGCTCGCCGAGCGGTGCGACGGCGGAAGAAGGAGCTCCGGGCGTCGCGCACGCGGGAGAGACGGGCCGCGAGATCGGGGGCGGGGGCCTCGAGGTCGAGTACTCGACCGTCCGCCCGCTCGAGGTCCTAGTCACCGCTAGTCACTTCTAGCCCGATGCCCTGGGCATGTGACTAGAGGGGCAAGCCCGCGAAATCACTAGAAAAATCCGCCTCTCTAGTTACTTAGTCCGATCTTCTCTCTATTGCCCGCATAGACCCCATTTCTTGATCAATTGTCATTTTTTAGTCAATAAACGGGCCTCGTATAGCAAACCGGGATTCGTAGACTAACGGACTAGACCGCCCCCTCCTGGGCGTGAAAAGGTGAACGATCCCGAAGATTTGAGGTCTTAGTCACTTTCGGACTATCCGAGCCCCCTCCTAGTCACCGCCCCTGCCCGATAGTCCGGAGCTTGACGGTCAATCCCTGGGCTGGTATCCCCTTTCTGGTCAATCGCACGAAAGAGGACACCATGGCCCGATCCGCCGCCGACCTCTCGCATTGGGAGGAGGAGATCCCCGCGTCCGCGCTCTCCTCGCCCTGGTACGAGACCTTCTCCGAATGGTTCGCCGCCTTCCTCTCCTGGTCCGGAATGACGAAGAAGAAGACGGCGGAGCGCCTGGGCGTCTCCGCTGAAAACGTCTCCCGGGTCTCGAAGCGGTCCATGTGCCCGCCCTCCTTCGCCGCGAAGATCGCCGAGGTCTTCGGGCCCGAAGGCGTCGAGGTCCCCGCCCGTCTCGTCTCCGAAGAGCAGCGGGGGCGCCGGTGATCCGCGTCTCCCTCTACGCCCACAAGCGAGACAACGAGCCCCTCGTCCGGGAGCTCGAGAGCTTCGCCGAGCTCGCCGCCGAGCTGGGCCCCCATGCCTTCCGCGTCGAAAAGGACGGGCCGCTCTTCTCGCCCGCCGAGCTCGCCGAAGGGAGCGTCCGCGCCAACAAAAACACGCTCCGCGTCCACTTCGGGGTCCTGGACCTCGACGACCTGACGGACGACGATCTCGCCCTCGTCCTCGAGCGCCTCGAGGGCCTCCATTGCGTCCTCTACACGACCTGGAAGCACGCGGAGGCCCAGCGGAGCGGGCTCCATCGCTACCGCGCCGTCCTCGAGCTCTCGAGGCCGGTCCGGATCGATGAATGGGCGGATTTCTGGCCTCGCATGGTGACGCGCTTCGGCGCCTCCCGCGACGAGGCGTGCAAAGACCCCAGCCGCATGTATTACGGTCCGGCGATGCCGGTCGGCGACGAGGAGCTCGCCGTCTTCGAGATCCAGGCGGGGGCTCCCCTGGACGTTGACGAGGTGCTCACCGACCCGGACCCGGGCATCCCCATGGGCAAGCGGCGGACGAGCTCCGCCCTCCGCTCGCCGATCACCGCCGCCAACCGTCGCCGCCCCGCGAGCGAGAAGGCGAAGCGGTGGGCCCGCGCCCGCCTCGAGGAGCACGCGAAGATCGTCCGGGAGGCCCCGCCGCCGCCCGCGCCGATCTACCCGATCCTCAACCGGGCTGCCTTCATGGTGGGCCAGCTCGTCCCCCACCTCCTCGACGAAGAGGAGGCCGCTTGCGCGATCTTCGACGCGGCGGTCGACCGCAACCCGAATCCGGGCGATGCGGACCGCTACGCCGAGATCATCGAAAAGGGGATGGAGGACGGAGCCGCCGATCCCTACTGGCCGGAGCCCCGCTACCCGCTCACCGATACCGGGAACGCGGAGCGCCTCGCCGACGCCCAGGGCCACCGCCTCCGCCACGTCGAGGGCTGGGACAAATGGCTGGTGTGGGACGGGAGCCGCTGGGTCCTCGAGGGCGCCCAGGCCTTCGTCGCCCAGCTCGTCAAAGAATCGATCCGGTCGATCAAGCTCGAGGCCTCCCGCGTCGAGGACCTCGAGGCGAAGAAGGCCCTCTACTCCTGGGCGACCTCTTGCGAGTCGGCGGGCCGCCGCCGGGCGTGCGAGCAGCTCGCCGCCGTCGAGGAGGGGATCGCGATCTCCCATGCCGTCCTCGACGGGGACCCCTGGCTTTTCTGCTGCGCGAACGGGACGCTGGACCTCCGGACCGGGCTCCTCCTCGAGCATGATCCGGAGCACCTGATCACAAAGCGGAGCCCGGTCGTCTACTCGCCCGATGCCGATTGCCCGACCTGGGAGCGTTTTCTCCTCGAGGTCATGGGCGGGGATCGGGAGCTCGTCGATTGGCTACAGCGGGCGGTGGGCTACTCCCTGACGGGGCGGGTCTCCGAGCAGGTCCTCTTCTTCCTCTACGGGGTCGGGTCCAACGGAAAAAGCGTCTTCGTGAAGACGCTCCTCGAGGTCCTGGGCGACTACGGGGTCGTCGGCGCCCCCGATCTCCTCCTGGCGAAGAATGGGCAGGCCCACCCCACCGAGCAGACCGACCTCGCCGGGGCCCGCCTCGTTTCCTGCCAGGAGCTCGAGCAGAATCGGAGCTGGGCGGAGGCGACCGTCAAGCAATTGACGGGCGGCGACCCGATCAAGGCCCGGCGAATGCGGGAGGATTTTTGGACCTTCCTCCCGACCCACAAGTTTTGGATCTCCGGCAACCACAAGCCCCACGTCCGCGGGACCGACCGCGGGATCTGGCGTCGTATGCGCCTGATCCCCTTCACCGTCTCCTTCGAGGGCCGGGAGGATCGGGAGCTCGAGGCGAAGCTCGCCGCGGAGGCGCCGGGCATCCTGGCCTGGGCCGTCCGGGGCTGCCTCCGCTGGCAGGCCGAAGGCCTCGCCCCGCCCGCCGCGGTCGTCCAGGCGACGGAGGCCTACCGGGAGGAGCAGGACACCCTGGGGCTTTTCCTCGAGGAGCGTTGCGAGCTGGACGAGGAGGGGCGGATCTCCCGCGCCCAGCTCCGTCTCGCCTACGACGCATGGTGTCGGGATCAGGGCGAGAAATTCCAGCTCACGCCCCGCCAGATGGCGGCCCAGCTCCGGGAGCGGGGGATCAAGGAGATCTCCGTGCAGATGCCCGGCAAGCCCCACCCGGAGAAGGGATGGCGGGGGATCAAGCTCCGCCCGATGGGCGGCGGGGTCGGCGCCGGTGCGCTTCGGAGCATCGCGTGACCCCCGCCGAGCTCCGGAAGCTCGCCGAGGACGCCATCGCCGGGCCGTGCGGGCTCGTCCGCCTCGTCGTCCGGGACCGGAGGCCGCCTCGAGGCGAGCGGCTCCGTCTGTGGAAGGGAGGGCCTCTCGCCGAGGTCCTGTGCGTCAATTCGGACCGGGAGATCGTGGTCCTCGTCGACGCCCGGAAGCTCCTCGACGCCCTCCGGTCCGTCTCCTAGCCAACCATCCGGGGGACGTGATAGGACCTTCCGAAACGTCCCCCGGGAGACACCATGGCCGATTTCGAGATCAGTTGCGGCGACGCCCTCTCCTTCCTCCGGGAGCTCCCGGACGAGTCGGTCGACGCCATCGTCACCGACCCGCCCTATTGCTCCGGCGCCTCGAGGGAGGCGGGCCGCGGGCGGGCGAAGGAGCAGGGCTCCATCGGTGTGCGCCGCGGCACGGTCGAATGGTTCACCGGGGACAACATGACGACCCCCGGGCTCGTTTGGCTCCTCCGCTCCGTCGCCTTCGAGGCGGCCCGGGTCCTCCGGGACGGTCACTCCCTGGTGGTGTTCTGCGATTGGCGCATGTGGGCGAACCTCGCCCCCGCCCTCGAGTCCGCGGGCTTGAAGCTCCAAAACATGATCGTGTGGGACAAGGGGCACGCCGCCCTGGGGACGGGGTTCCGCTGCCAGCATGAGCTGGCGATCCACTTGTGCAAGGGGACGACGGGCCGCTTCTACTCCGTCCGCGGGTCCAACGTGATCGGGGCGAAGCGGGTCACGCAGCGCAAGCGGGAGCACGCGACGCAGAAGCCCGTCGAGCTCCTCCGGGAGCTCCTCGAGGTCGTCTCCCCGCCGGACGGCTTCGTGGTCGATCCCTTCATGGGCTCCGGGTCGACGGGCGTCGCCGCCCTCGAGCTGGGGCGCAACTTCCTGGGATGCGACCGGGCCGCCGCCTACGTCGAGGTCGCCCGCCGCCGCCTCGAGAGAGCGGCCCAGGGCCTCGAGGACGCGCCGCCCACCGCGGAGGAGCTCGCCGCCCTCGAGGCCGCGGGCGAGGAGCTCTCCGCCTGATTTCACCGCGGGGACGGTCGCCCGGCGCCGTCTCCGCTCGAGCTCGCCGGGCAAGGGGAACGCACGATGCTGGACAACCTGGGGAAGCGGACCGTCGAGGACGTGATCGGCGAGCTCCGCAAGATGAACGCTGCCACCGCGGAGATCAGCGGGCGCAAGGCGGACGGGACGCCGGTCTTCGCCGTGATCTTCGTCCAGGGCGAGCCGTCGACCGCCGAGGTCCTCGAGCTCCTCGCCAACTACTCCGACGACGACGCGGAGGAGCTCGAGAAGCGCCGCGCCGCCGTCCTCGAGGCCGCGGGCGTCGTCACCGACACGACCGACACGCTCGAGCGGGGGCTGCGCCTCGAGGAGCTGGGCTTCGCCGTCGCCGAGCTCCGGGAGCTCGAGGACCGGAAGGCCGCCCGCCTCGAGGCTCTCGAGGCCCGCCGCCGCGCCGAGGAAGAGGACGACGAGGGCGACGGGGAGGAGGACTAGGTGGAGACGATCAAGCTCGAGACCCGGGAGGGGGCGCACGTCGCCAACGGCGAGATCCTCCCCTACATGACCCCGCCGACCGTCGTCCGCTGGGGCGACCGGACCTTCCTCGCCCACGACCTCGAGGCGAAGCCCCCCGTCTACCGGGAGGCCTTCGTCGGCTACGTCGTCGCCACCGTGGAGATCGCCTAATGCACGACCCGAACCGCCCGCCCATCGTCGACGAGCCCGCCCAGGAGGAGCGCCCGAAGCTCCCGCCGGGGACCGACCGCGTCCTCCGCCGGATGGAGAAGCTCGCCAACCCGACCCCCATCGAGAAGCGCCTCGCGTGGTTTGACCGCCGGAAGAAGAAGGTCCGGAAGGTCGTCCGCGAGTTTCAAGCCCTGGGCCTCCCGGCGGAGCTCGAGGAGGGCGACGGGGGCGAGGGTTGACGCCCTACCTCGAGGCCTCCGCGGAGATCGAAGGGGCCTACCGCTACCGGCTCCGGCGGCGGTGGGCTCCCTCCCGCCCCTTCGATACGGTCGCCTTCGTGATGCTCAACCCGTCGACCGCGGACGGGACGGAGGACGACCCCACGATCCGGAGGTGCGTCGGCTTCGCCCGCCGCTGGGGCTTCGGCGCCCTCGAGGTCGTCAACCTCTACGCCATCCGGGCGACGGACCCCATGCAGATCCAGCTCGCCCGCTTCGACCCGGTGGGCCCGCGGAACAACGCGGCGATCCTCGAGGCGGTCCGGAAGGCTGATCGGCTCGTTTGCGCCTGGGGTGCCCATCCCGCGGTCCAGGGGAGAGACCTCGAGGTCTTCGATCTCCTCCTCGAAGCGGGCGCCGTCCCGCGGGCCCTGGGAATCACGAAGACCGGATACCCCCGCCATCCCCTCTACGTCCGGGCGGACGTGGAGCTGGTCGACCTGTGATCCCTCCGATCCTCGAGCTCGAGGGAGCAACCGAAGAGGAAAACCGGGCCGCGGAGGTCATGGTGGGCGAATGCGCGAAAGCGGTCGCCCTCCTCCTCCGCTCCCGGCGCCGCGGGGTCAAGGTCCGCGGGCTCCCGGAGAAGGGGGTGATCCAGCTCATCGCCCTCTCCGCGGTCGTCGAGAGGACGCTCGAGCTCTACCCGCCGGAGGTCCAGGAGGAGATCCGCGCCCTGGGCCTCGAGGTGGCGAAGGTGATCGCCCGATGAAGAAGACCCCCGGGGAGAGCCGGGCCCTCTTCGCCAGGATGCACGAATGGGAGGCGGAGCAGCGCCGCCGCCTCGCCCGGACCGTCCGCCGGGTCACGCCGACCCGCCGCGCCCTCGAGGCGGAGAAGCGCATCCGGGACGCAGCTCGAGCTCGAGGGGAGCGGGTCCGCTGGGATGCCGCGGTCGCCGAGCTGGCGAAGACGGACCCGAAGGCCGCCGCCGTCCTGGGCAAGCGGATCGCCGCCATGCGCGAATGGCAGAAAGCGAAGCGGCGGGAGGAGTACGCCGCCCTCGACGCGGAGGGCCGCCGGGCCCGCTCGAAGGTCGTCGAGGCCCAGCGGAAGGAGCGTCTCCGGAAGGAGGCGAGGAAGGCCCCGCCGGTCTCCTGCGCGTGCGGCTGTGGCGTCTCCTGGTGCAACCTACCGGCGCCCGGCGATGCGCGGACGCTCGCCTCCGCCGCCTGCAAGCATCGTCTCTACCGGAGGCGGGCGAAGGCCTCGAGCTCGAGCGCCTCGAGCCCGTAGACCCGCCGCCCCTCGAGCTCCTCGCACGCCCCGCCGACGCGACGCCACGCCCGCGGGAGCTCCTCGAGGACCCGGAACCACGTCCCGCCCCCGCATCCCTCGAAGGTCCGCGCCACCGCGGGCGGGCCGCCCCTGCAACCGTCCTCGAGGAGCTCGAGGGCGGGCTGGGTGCATCCCGCGTCGGCGAAGGCCTGGGGGACCCCGTAGCTCGTCGGGAGGCACCGGGTCGTCCCGGTCCCGTCGTCCTGGGGGATGCACGCCACCTCGAGCACGCGGTCGTAGAAGCCGCGATCCTGGACGAAGCGGGAGCCGTCGTCGCCCTCGAGGACGACGCGGTGGAGCTCGAGCCGGGAGCCGCTCGAGCTCGAGGGCCCGGAGGACCCTGTGCTCTCGCCCCCTGGTCCCGGCGGCCCAGGAGGGCCCGGAGGCCCCTGTGGTCCGGGCGGCCCCTGGGGTCCGGCGAGGGCCCCTCCGGAGCTCGAGGACGACGCGGTGGGCTCCTCCGCCGCGGAGCAAGCGGCGAGGGCCAGGAAGAGGGCGGCGGAGATCGTGGTCTTCATGCTCTCGAGATACGCCCCCGGGCGGGATTTTCCTCCAACCCGCAAGGGGCGGTCGCTTTTCCTCTTGCAATTGTGCTCCGCCGGGCGCACTATCCGAATCGTCGCCGCAACGAAGCGGCACCGAACGAAGGAGCGGGCGAAATGGAAACCACCTGGAACGCGGACGGGATTTGCTCGAAGCATGGCGTCACCCCGAACGAGCGCGGGAATTGCTCCTGCTGCGAGCTCGCCGTCCCGGTCGACGGGGAGCCGAATTGCCCGCACCTGATCTCCGGGACCTGCCTCCGCTGTGAGAGCCGCCCGGTCTACGTCGCATGGAAGCGCCGCCAGGAGGCGCAGAAAGCGGGCGAGTCCGCCGGGCGCCGCTGCCAGCCTGCCGAGGAGCCCCGCTTCAACGAAAACGCCCACGGCTTCCGCCAGGACAACGGCGAGGAGATCAAGGCCTGGAAGGCGGGCTACGAATACGGGAAGCGGCTCCGGATCGCCGCGGCGAAGGAAGCCCGGGCCGCCCGCGCCGCCGCGGCCCCGCCGATGGACGAGTGCGCGGTCCATATGGTCCCGGGCTGCCTCTCCTGCCTCTAACCCACCGCCCCGCGCCCGGACGATCCTCAAAGGATCGCCGGGCGCCTCAAAGGATCGCCACCATGGCCCGCCGCCGCCCCACGAAGACCGTCCGCCTCGACAACTACCGGATCGCCGTCCGCCGCGCCGAGGAGCTCGAGCGGGAGGAGCTCGCCGAGATCGAGCTCGAGCGCCGCCGCGCCCGGGACGAATTCGAGGCCGCGATGGACGCCGCCGACCTGATCCCCGACGACGCCGCCCGCTCCGCTGCGATGGACGAGGCCCTCGCCGCTGGCAACCGGGCGGACCTCGAGAGGTTCCTCGCCGTCGAGGCGGTGAAGGCCCGCAAGCTCGAGCGCATCGCCGCCGCGGCGAAGGAGCACCTCTCTTGACCCCGCGGACGTGCGAGAGGTGCGGCGAGGAGCTGATCAAGCCACGGCCCGGGGCGAAGTTTTGCGACGCCGCGTGCTACGCCCGGACGGACGCCGAGACGCTCCTCGAGCTCTACGACCGCGGGCTCTCCCTGGGGCAGATCGCCCGCCGGATGAAGGTCACGCGGCAAGCGATCCACCAACGGCTGCGGACGCTCACCCGGGAAAAAACGACGGAGGGGTGATCTTTCCCTCTTGCAATCGTGCTCCGGCTGGCGCACTATCTCTCTTGTCGCCGCAACGAAGCGGCCCCGCTCGAAAGGTTCCCGCCATGAAGAAGACCGCCGCCAAGAAGACCCCCGTCGCCAAGTCCGCCGCCGTCGAGATCCTCGTCCAGAAGTGCGAGGGCTTCACCGCCGAGTGCAAGCAGATCGCCTTCCCCACCTGGGCGACCGCCACCGCCTACGTCCGCGGGCTCGCCCTCTCCACCGTCCCGGCGGGGTACGAGAAGACGGAGATCCGGATCGGCTGGGAGGACGGGACCCGCTACGTCTTCCGCCTGGACCTCACCCGCGACCACGCGAAGAAGGAGGACCCCATCGGCGACGACCTCCGCGCCGTCCTCGCCTGGGCGGAGAAGAGCGGGCTCCGCGCCCACGTCCGGGTCCCGGACCTCGAGGGCCTCGAGCTCCTCGCCGACGAGCTCGCCCGCTGATTCCGCCACCGGGGGCGGGCCTCGAGCCCGCCTCCCCTCCCGCCTGAAAGGACCCGCCCATGTCCCGCCGGACCCCGATCTCCGCGAAGCAGCTCGCCGCCCGCGGCTGGACCCGCACCGACCCCCGCCCCTGGCGGAAGACCACCGCCCGCTTGTCTCACCCCTCCGGATGGCGCCTCGAGCATTGTGGGCACCCCACCGCACACTGGCCCTGGGCGCTCTACTCGCCGGAAGGGGAGCTCGTCCTCCGGGGCGTCGCCGGGATCTACCGGGAGCCCGTCTTCGGGACCGCCTTCGCCGACCTCGAGGAAGCGACCGCCGCCGTCGAGAAGATCCTCGAGGCGGGCGGTCTCGAGGCCTGGATCAAGGGAGCGCCGCTCCCGCCCCTCGAGGCCTTCACGGGCCGCGGGGACCTCTACGAAGAGAGCAAGCGGCGCCGCCTCGCCGCCTGATCACCCCCCACGAAAGGACCGCACGATGAACGCAACCGAAACCCGCCGAGAGCTCCGCCGGAAGGAGCTCCGGGAGAGGGCCGCCTTTGTCGCCCTCGCCGCCCTCTCCCCCGAAATAACGCTAGGCCAGGACGTGATCGCCCGGTCGGCGAAGAGGTCCGTCGAGCTGGGCGACCTCTTCGCCCAGGAGCTCCTCGCCCTCGAGGACAAGCGGGCCGCGGAGCTCTCCCTGGGGGCGCCGCCCCCGGTCCCGCTCCCGCAGGGCGTCCTCGAGAGCTGGGCCGCCCGCCTCGAGGCGGAGGGCGCCGAGGGGGCCCGGAAGGTCGCCCGGGCGATCCGGACCCGCCTCGAGGGGGAAGAGGAGCGCCCGAAGCCGCCGCCGACGCTGGTCCCCGGACCGGGAAGGAGCCGGACGCCGTGAAGCTCTCCCTCCTCGAGAAGCTCCTCCCGGGCTTCCCTGCCTACCATTGGACCCCCGCCCAGCTCATCGCCGCGTGCGAGCGCCTCGAGCTCCTCGAGGGCATAACCGAAGCGGCCCGCGCCCTGGACGCCCAGGGCGTGACCTCGCCGCGCCTCCGCTACGCCCTCCGCCAGCTCGACAAGCTCGAGGCCCAGGAAGCCCCGCCGCTCCACGTTGTCCCCCTCGAGGACCTGGGCCTCGCCACCGCCTACGCCCTCGAGGCCGCCTCCGCTGCAGCGGACGCTCGAGCGGCGGGCGTCCGCTTCGAGCCCATGGACCCGGAGCTCGCCGCGGCGATCCTCCACCTCGAGCCGGTCGACGAGCGGAAGGCCCTCCGTGCCCAGGCGAAGCCGTCCGCCGCCGAGGTCGTCCGCATGTGGCGGGAGCGATTCCCCGCCGCGGCGGAGACCGCGGACTACTGGACCCGCCAGCTCGAGCCGCGCCCGCCCCGCTCCCGCGACCTCGAGATCGGATGGCCCACCTTCGCCACGAAGGAGGTCGGCGACGCGGGCCGCCAGGAGCTCGAGGAGCTCGCCCGCTGGTGGCTCCTGGGGTGCGGGCTCGAGCCGGGCGAGCTGGCGACCTGCCTCCCCGCCGTCGCCCGCTACTCCTCCGCCCCCTATCCCTACCGCTCCGCCCTGACGTTCAATCGCCCGATCTGGACGGTGCTCCGGTGACGCCCTGCCAGCGGATCGGGGCCCTTCCCTCGAGCTCCGCCGCTGGTGGGATACCGGGCCGCCTGACAACCGAAGGAGACCAACCGATGTGGGATGATGGATGGACGGACACCTGCTCCCGCTGCGGTCACGAACGCGGGGATCACCTCGTCGGTCGCTACTTCCGCTGTACCGTCGAGGGATGCGATTGCGACGAATTCCAGGAGGAGGACGAAAAAACCTCTTGCGATTGTGCTCCGGCGGGCGCACTATCGCTCCCGTCGCCGCATGAAGCGGCCCCGCTCGAAAGGACCCCCGCCATGGCCCGCACGAAGAAGACCACCGCCCCCGCCACCGTCTCCGCCGCCCTCGTCGACGTTGGCGGCGATCCGACCGTCGACCTCTCCCGCTTCGAGGAGCTCGAGCCGGGCGTCTTCGCCCTCCCGGATTTCCTCGAGGGCGTCGACTACCGCGACCTCTCCCGGAAGACCGGCGGCGGGGCGTGGAGCATCGGGCGCAACGAAGCGGGCGAGGTCCGCGCTGCTCTCGACGGGCGCTTCTATCAGGCGGCGGGCTGGACCTGCCTCTGGCTCCGGTAGTTTCCCTCTTGCGTGCTCCGCCGGGAGCACGTTACAACCCCAGGCGAGCGGGCGAGAGCCCGCCGCCCACCGAACGAAAGGACCCGCCACGATGGAACCGATCAACGTTTCGCAGATCCAGGAGAGCCTCCCCGCCCTCCGCCGGGAGTATCAGGCCGCCGTCCGGGAGCTGGCGGAGGCCGCCCGCGCCGATTCCCCCGTCGGCGCCGACGCCCTCGACGAGCTCGTCCGCCAGCGGGCCGCGGTCTCGCCCTGGGTCGTCGAGGCCCACCGCGCCGCGGTCGTCGTCCTGGTCTCCTCGAGCTCGAAGACGGTCCCGGTGGAGGTCGTCGGGCCGCTCCCGAAGATCCTCGAGCTCGCCGCCTTCGAGGCCCTCTCCGCCGACGCCTTCGATCTCGCCCAGGTCCTCGAGACGAAGGAGAGGGGGATCGCGCTGTGAAGAAGCTCTCGAAGCACGTCCGCGATCAGGCCGCCCAGCTCGCCAACGAAGCCGGACACGGCGAGCTGCTCTTCACCGTCGACGAGGAAGGGACGCTGCTCGAGGTCCCGGGCTTCGCCGGGCTCCGCTTCGAGCGAGAGGGAAGGGACGTGCAGGGCGTCCTCCGGGACCTCGCCGAAGCCATGGGGCCGCCGCCCGCCCCCGACGCGGAGGAGCTCGAGCTGCTCCGTTCCATCGGAGGGGGCGCCGACGTTTGGGAGAGAGGTCCCGCCCGCGTCGCCCGCCAGCTCGAGAAGAAGGGCCTCGTCAAAATCGTGGAGGCGATGGCGAATCCCCCGGGGCATGAGAGGCAGCCTTACTTCGGATGCGTCCCGACCGCGGCGGGGAAGAAGGCCCGGAGGGGGAGCCCGCCGTCCCGCCTGGACCCCGCCCTCCGCGTGAATTGCCCGATCTGCCGGGTCGACCCGGGCGCCCTGTGCGTCGAGAAGAAGGAGAGCGGGCGCTACTCCACCCGGGAGCCGCACCCGGGCCGGGTCGACGAAGCGAAGGCCCAGGCAAAGGTCGAGCTCCTCGAGGTGGCGACGAAGCTCCTCGAGGCCTTCCCCGTCTTCGGGACGCGGGACCGGGTCCTCGTCGAGATCCCCCGGGACCTCTTCCTCGAGCTCCGGGACGCGGTGGACGCCGCCGCACGTTGAACGGTTGACGGATCGGAGCCGGAGGGCGTACAAAACCCACCGGCTCCAACCGGAGGACAATCCCCCCATGAGCGAGACGAAGAAGAGGGCCCCGAAGGTGGGGCGCGAATACGCAACCGACGCAAGCGAGAAGAGGACGGAGCGCATCCAGATGCGCCTCCGCCGGGACGAGCGGGAGCTCTTCGACCGGGCCGCGGAGCTCTCCGCCGACCTGGACGCCTCGAGCTGGGCCCGCCGGATTCTCGTCCGGGAGGCGAAGAAGATCATCGCCGCGGCGGGCGCCTCCAAGTGATCGCCACCGCGCCGATCCAGCTCGTCACGCTGGGGACGAAGCCCGTCGATCCGAAGGGCGGACCGCGGCGGGCGAAATGGAAGAGCGCCTCCCAGGTCGACACCTTCGGTCTTCTCGACGATCCGAATTCGACGAGCTCCTGCCAACGCAAATGGGGCTTTCGGACAATCGAGGGGCTCAAGGCCTCCAACCAATTCGCCCAGGCCGGGACCGCCTACCATGAGCTGATCGATCCCTGGCTCCGGAGCGGGACGCCCCTCCCGGACGATGATACGGGGAAGCGCATCCTCGCCGGGCTCCACTTCCTCCCGCCCCCGGGCGTCGCCGAGGTGGAGCGGGAATTCTGGCTTCGCTCGCCGGTCGCCGTCTACAACGGCAAGGTGGACTGGGCCTTCCGGGAGGACGCCTCGAAGCCGTGGCCCACCGGACCCGGATCGGGCCTGTGGGTCGTCGGCGACAACAAGAGCACGTCGGATCTGAAATGGGCGAAGACGCCCGCCCAGCTCCTCGAGGACGTGCAGGCGATGATCTACGCGACGGAGGCCTTCGTCCGGTTTCCGGAAGAGGACCGCCTGGAGCTCCGTTGGACCTACTTCCAGCGGAAGGGCGCCCGGAAGTCGATCCAGGTCCGGAACAAAGACGGGAGCCCCGTCGTCGTGACCCGGGCCCATGCCTTCGAGCAATTCGCCCGGATCGATGCGACCGCCGCCGAAATGTGCAAGATCGAGCTCTCCGGAGCTCGAGCCCATGACCTCCCCCCGAACGCTTCCGCGTGCGACGCCTTCGGGGGTTGTCCCTATCGGGACGTTTGCAATCTCACCCCGCAAGAAAGGATGAAATCGATCATGGCCCAGGAATCGCTGCGCGAGAGGATGCTGAAGCGGAACGCGGAGAAGGGCGGAGCCGCCCCCGCCGCCACCGCTCCCGCCGCGTCGACCCCCGCTCCCACCGCCGCCGCCGCGGCGCCGAAGAAGCCCGCGGGCTTCCCCGTCCGCAAGGCAGGGACGGACGGGATCAACCCGCCGGAGGCGCCGGAGGTGATCGCCCCCACCGGCGAGGCGGAGGCGCCGAAGGCCTCGAGCTCCGGGAAGGAGAAGGGCACCTGCTCTTGCGGTGCCGTCGTCTTCCTGGACGCCGCCGGGAAGCTCGAGGAGCACAAGCGGAAGGGCGGCTTCCGCTGCCCGGGGACCGGCAAGGCCCCGCTGCCGGAGGAGGCAGCCGCCCAGCTCGAGGGCGAGGAGACGATCACCGACCCCGCCGCGGTCGCCGCGGTCCAGGCGGAGGCCGCCGCCGTCCAGGAGGAGAAGAAGCCCGCCACCGTGACCCGCTTCCCCACCGCGAAGACGAAGCCCGCGGAGGAGGAGGAGCGCCGGGAGGTCCGTCCGCCGGAGGTCGCCGCGGAGCCGGGCGAGCTCTCCACCGCCGAGGAAAACGCGATGATCGTCGCTCTCCTCGAGGAAATGGACGCGGGCGTGGTCCGCGCCGCCCGGAAGGCGATCAAGCGTCTCCGGAGCATGTAGCCTCGAGCTCGAAGGGAGTCCGCCCCCTCGAGCTCCACGGAGTCCCCCCGTCCGGTTATCCCCGGGGGATCTGGCCCTCGCCGTCCGCGGCGGGGGCCTTTTTCGTTCCTGGCGTCCGCCGCCGGACGGGCCGCCTCGAGGAGCTCCCGGGAGAAATTGTGCGCCGGAGGACGCACTAGGCTTGACGGGGGGCCTCCGCGTGGCGTACAACGTTCGGGCAGTAAACGAGAGCGAAAGCGATAGCGAAACAGAAGGAGAGAGCGATGGCAGACAAAACGCCCATGGAGGAGCTCGTCGAAAAGCGGGCCGCCCGGCTCCGCCTCGAGAAGAGGCTGGATCTCCTCCTGGAAGACTTCCTGGAGCTCGAGGACCACGAGCTCGCCGACGAGCTCGAGCGCGAGGGCGCCGCCCTCCGGGAGCTCGAGGGTCGGCTCGAGAGCCTCCTCGCCGTCCTGGACCCCTGGGAGCTCCGCCGCTACAACCGCGCCGCCGACGAGGCGGAGGGCGGGGGCGAGCTCCGTCCCGCCGCGGACGCCTTCTTCGAGCGTTTCCGCGCCGAGCTGGGCGTCGTCACCGTCCGGGACGCCCACAACCTGTGGGAGCTCGAGAAGGCGGCGGACGAGCTCGAGAAGGTGATCGGGAAGCTCCCGTAACATGCCCTCCGCCCTCGATATGATGCTTGCCCTCCGGGGCAAGACGCGGGCCGATTTCCACCCCGCGAGCAAGGTCGGGAAGCTCCTCCGGGCCCAGGGCGTCCAGCGGACGCCGGAGCTCGAGCGGATCGTCTCCCTCCCTCGCCGCCGGTGGCAGGACGAGGACCTCGCCGAGCTCTCCGAGCTCCTCGAGAGCGTCCTCCGGCTCCCGGGGTCGACGATGCGCCTCCGCCCGATCCAGGCGGTGACGCTCCGCGACGCCTTCGATTTCGGGGGCTGCCTGGGCCCGATCCGCGTCGGGGGCGGGAAGACGCTCGTTAGCTTCCTGGCGCCCTCCGTCCTCGAGGTCTCCCGCGCCCTCCTCGTCGTCCCGGCGAAGCTCCGGGAGAAGACGCGGCGGGAATTCGCCAAGCTCGCCCGGGAATGGGTCTCTCCGCCCCGCCTCGAGCTCGTCTCCTACGAAGAGCTGGGCCGCACCCGCGGTGCCCAGCTCCTCGAGGAGCTCGAGCCGGAGCTGGTGATCCTGGACGAAGCGCAGAAGGTGAAGAATCCCCGGGCCGCGGTGACGAAGCGCCTCGCCCGCCACTTCGAGGCCCACCCGGAGACGCGGTGCATCGCCCTCTCCGGGACGATCACCCAGCGGAGCCTCCGGGATTTCGCCCACATCGCCGCGTGGTGCCTCCCCCGGGCGAACCCCGTCCCCCAGGTCTACAACGTCCTCACCGAATGGGCCCAGGCGGTCGACGAGAAGCTCCCGCCGGAGGCGACCCGTCTCCGCCCGGGCGCCCTCGAGGTCCTCTACAACGAAGAGGAGAGGGCCCTCGCCGCCACCTCGAGCCAGGACCCGAACGAAGTCGAGGAGGCCCAGCTCGCCGCGGTCCGCCGGGCCTTCCGCCGTCGCCTCGTCGAGACGCCGGGCGTCGTCGCCACCGAAGACGGGCGGGGCTCCCTCCCGCCGCTGATCCTCGAGGCCCTCGAGGCGCCGGAGCGCCCCGCGGAGATCGAGCGGGCCTTCGCGGGCCTCCGGGACCGCTTCGAGCTCCCGGACGGTCAGCTCGTCGTCTCCCCCGCGGACGCATGGCGTCACGCCCGGGAGCTCGCCCTGGGCTTCTACTACCGCTGGAAGGTCCCCGGGCCGCCGGATTGGATGGAGGCCCGCCGCCGCTGGGGCGTCGCCGTCCGCCACGTCCTCGCCCACAACCGGCGGGGCCTCGATTCGGAGGCGCCGGTCGCCGCCGCCGCCGCGGCTGGGGACCTCGACGAGACCTTCGTCACCGACAACGGGATGCGGGTCCTCGCCGAGCCGGTCGGCGAGGTCTACCGCGCCTGGGCGGAGATCCGCCCGACCTTCGTCCCGGAGACGGAGGCGGTTTGGCTGGACGATTCGATCCTCGAGCTCGTCGCCCGGTGGATGGAGGAGGCCCCCGGGATCGTGTTCTGTGATCTCGTCGCCTTCGCCGCGGAGCTCTCCCGGCGGACGGGCCGCCCGTACCACCGCCAGGGCGGGCGGGACGCGACGGGCGTCCTCCTGGACGCCGCGGCGCCGGAGGCCGGATCGGTCGTCGCCTCCCTCCATTCCTCCGTCGAGGGCTGGAACCTCCAAGCGTGGAGCCGGGCCCTCGTCGTCTCCGCCCCGCCGAAGGGCGACGTGTGGGAGCAACTCCTGGGCCGCCTCCATCGGGACGGCCAGGAGGCGGAAGAAGTCACGTTTTCGGTCCTCGTCGCCTGCCGGGAGCACGTCCGCGGCTTCGCCCAGGCGGTCGACGATGCCCGCTACATTCAGGACGCCATCGGCCAGGAGCAAAAGCTCTGCTACGCCGACCGCCTGATCCCTCCCCCGGAAGAGCTGGCGTCTCGTCCGGGGTCCATGTGGTGAACGAGCGCAAGAGCGCGAGAAAGAGAGCGAGAAAATGGGTCTGTTTTCGGGAGTCGGTCAGGCGAAGGTGACGCAGGGCGGGATCTACTTCGAGCCGGGGAACTACCTCGTCGAGATCCAGCGGGTTTGCGCCATCCGGAGCCAGAAGGATCGCAAGGACTATTTCATCGTCGAGGCGAAGATCCTCGAGTCGGATTGCCCGACCCGGAAGCCCGGGACCGTCGCCTCCCAGGCAATCGACATTTCCAACGTCATGGGGCCGGTCAACATCAAGGCCTTCCTCGCCGCCGCCATGGGCATCGACCCCGCCGATCAGGACGCGGTGGAGGAGGCCCTGGGCGTCGAGCTGGACGCCCGCGGCAAGGTGGCGAAGGACAAGGGGGAGGAGGCCGCCGAATACGCCACCTCCGAGGAGAATCCCCTCGAGGGCCTGAAGCTCCGCCTCAACTGCGCGGAGATCCGCACGCAGAAGGGAAACCCCTTCACGAAGCACAACTGGAGGCCCCTCGAGGAAGCCGCCGCCTAGTCGACGCTTCACCGGAGCCCCCGGAGGCCGCCGCGCCGCCGGGGGCTTTTTCCCGCCTCGAGGAGCTCCGTCCGATGGAAAACCTACCCGCCCCTACCGTGGCCCCCCATGTGGCCTTCGATTGGGAGACCTTCCTCATGCGCCCGGGCCTCCTGGCCCCGCCGCCGGTGTGTCTCACCTGGGGGACGGAGGCCGATCACCGGATCGCCCATGCCCGGGACCTCTCCGCCTACGACGTGGCCTCCGCCCTCGAGCTCGAGGGGGAGAAGCGGATCGTCGGCGCCCACCTCGCCTTCGATCTCGCCGTCGCTTGCGCCCGGTGGCCGGAGCTCGTCGAGCCGGTCTTCGCCGCCTACGAGGCCGGGCGATGCCGGGACGTGCTGATCGATCAGAAGCTCGTCGACAACGCCCACGGTCGGCTGGGTGGGTTCAAGCGGTCGGATGGCGTCTTCGTCGAGTATCGCTACTCCCTCGCCGACGTGGAGCGCCGGGTCCTCGAGCGGGACCGCTCCGCGGAGAAGAAGGGGACCGACGCTTGGCGCGTGCGCTATGCCGAGCTCTTCGCCGTCCCGCTCGAGCTGTGGCCCCCCGACGCCCGCCGCTACGCCCTCGAGGATACGGAGGGCGCCTCCGCGGTCTACACCCGCCAGGAGGAGGCCTACTCCGCCGTCCTCGTCGACGCCCCGCGGCAGGCCTACGCCTCCTGGGCCCTCTACCTGATCACCTGCTGGGGCCTCCGGACGGACCCGGACAACATCGAGGTCTTCCGCCGGGAGGTGGAGGACGAATTTCACCGCTGCCGGAAGCTCCTCGTCGAAGCGGGGCTGGTCCGCGACGGGATCAACCCGAAGACCGGGCGCCCCTTCCCGAAGAGCCAGCAAGGGAGCCGGGACACGAAGGCGGCCCAGGCCCGCATGGCGGCGGTCATGGCGGCCCAGGGGAAGCGCCCGAAAATGACGGACGGCGGGGAGAAGAGCGAGCCGCAGATCTCCCTCGACGCGGACGCTTGCGCCGATTCCGGGGACGAGATCCTCGAGGCCTACGCCGAGCTCTCGAGCATCGGGAGCGTCGTCAAAGACCATATCCCCGCGCTTCTCCGGGGCGTCGAGGCGCCGATCCAGCCTGATTTCAACTCGCCGCTTGAAACCGGGCGGACGAGCTGCAAGGGACCCGACACGGGCCGAAACAAGCCGCGGACGTGGTGCCCGAAGCAAGGCCTCGAGTGCATCGCCGTCGACGCGGAGCGCCGATGGTGTATCCGTTGCGGCGAGCTCCTCCCGAAGTCCTACGGCTTCCAGGTCCAGAATCCGCGGAAGAAGGGCCCCCTCCGGGAATGCTTCGTCGCCCGCCCGGGGATGGTCTACGTCGACGCGGACTATACGGGCCTCGAGCTCTGCACGGTCGCCCAGGTCTGCATCCTGGCGGTCGGCTTCTCCGAGCTGGGGAACGCTCTCAACGGGGGGCTGGACGCCCACCTCGCCCTCGCCGCGGAGCTCCTGGGGATCTCCTACGAGGAGGCGAAATATCGGAGGGGCCAGGGCGACAAAGAGGTCGGGAACGCGAGGCAGACGGCGAAGGTCGCCAACTTCGGATTCCCCGGGGGCCTGGGCGTCGACGGCTTCCTCGCCTTCGCAAAAGCGCAATACGGGGTCGTCCTCTCCTACGAAGAGGCCGCCGCCCTGAAAGCGGGTTGGAAGCGCCGCTGGCCCGAATTCGACGCCTATTTCGATTGGATCAAGGGGCTGGGGGAGCCGATCCACCTCGTCCAGTTTTTCACCGGGCGGGAGCGGGGGATGTGCTCCTTCACCCAGGCCGCCAACGGCTTTTTCCAGGCTCTAGGCGCGGACGTGGCGAAGCGCGGTCTCTGCGCCGTCTCCCGGGCCTGCTACGCCGACCGGAGCTCCGTCCTCTTCGGGACCCGCCCGGTCAACTTCATCCACGACCAGATCGTCGCCGAGACGAAGGAGGAGAGGGAGCACGCCCACCGCGCCGCCTTCGAGCTGGCCCGGATCATGGTCGACGCGGGGAACGAGCTCCTCCCGGACGTGCCGGTCCGGTGCGTCCCCGCCCTCTCGAAGCATTGGACAAAGGACGCCGCCGCCGTCTTCGACGCCCCTCCCGCGGACGGCGGGCTCCTCGTCCCCTGGGATCTCGCCCACGCGGGACGCTGGAAGGTCTGGAACGAGGACGGGGAGATCGTGAAATGGAAGTGATCCACAAGCTGATGGCAATCGACCCGGGGACGAAGGCGACGGGCTGGGCTCTCTTCCGCCTGCAGCGCCTCGTCGCCGCTGGGCTCTACCGGGGGAAGCACGCCGCCGAGACCATCGGCCAGATCCAGGCCGCCCCGATCTACGACCTCGACGTGCTGATCGTCGAGCGCCCCCAGGTCTACGACCGCCACCGGACGAAGGGCGACCCCAACGCCCTGATCCCCCTCGCCATGATCGGCGGGGCCGCGGCGGGCGTGCATGGGTGGGCGGAGCTCCGGGCCCCGCACCCGAACGAATGGAAGGGGGCGATCTCGAAGGAGATCCACCACCCCCGCATCCTCGCCGAGCTCCGCCCGGAGGAGCTCGCCGTTGTGGAGGCGATGAAGGGCGTCCCCGCCTCCCTCCGCCACAACGTCCTCGACGCCATCGGCCTGGGCCTGTGGGGCCTGGGAAGGAGCCCGCGATGAAGTGTCCCGCCTGCCATTCTCTCACCGTCAACGCCCGGACCGGCGAGTGTTCCACCTGCTACGGATCGAACGGGGTCGACCTCGAGGCCCGCCGCCGCGAGTCCCAGGCGATCCGGGATCGGCTCCTCGAGGGCTTCGGCGAGGTCCCCCGGGTCTACTCCGGGCGGGTCTGCGGGGCGTGCGAGGGGCGCCGGACCGTCTACGGGGAGCGGTGCGAAAACTGCGACGGGACGGGCCGCCATCCGAAGGAGCCCGCCGCCGCGGCGAACGAGGCGCCGAAGAAGCCGGGCGTCTTCGCTGGCCTCGAGCTCCTCCGCTCCTCCTTCGAGGAGCCGACCGGCGAGGAGCTCCGGCGCCTCGAGCTCGAGGCCGCGGCGGACGAGCTCGCCCAGCTCCGCGCCGAGGGCGAGACGATCCTGGTCCTCGTCGAGAGCCCCTTCGCCGGGAAAAACCGGGACGAGCTCGAGCGGAACCAGCTCTACCTCCGCGCCGCCCTCCGCGATTGCCTCGAGCGTGGAGAAGCCCCCTTCGCCTCCCATGGGCTCTACACGCTCCCGGGCGTCCTGGACGACACGAAGCCCGACGAGCGGCGGAAGGGGATCGAGGCGGGGCTGGCCTGGGGCCGCCGCGCCCACCTCTCCGCGGTCTACGTCGACCTGGGGATCTCCCCCGGGATGATGGAGGGGATCGCCAGGGCGGAGAAGGAAGGCCGCCCGGTGGAGCGCCGATCCCTCCTCGAATGGGCCCGCCGCCTCGCCTGATTTCGGACAATCGGACCGATCACCCCTTGTGCTCCGGGCGGAGCCTCGTTAGGCTCCCCCGGTTTTCGTTGCTCGAAAGGAGCCTGCCGTGAACGTGAAGAAGGAGAGGGCGCCGGAGGTGTGCGCCGCCCTCCGCTGCAAAGACGAGCCGAGCCATACCGTCCCGGGCCTGTGCTGGGATGGCGTCCCGGAGGACGAGCGGGTCCACCTCTGCCCGCGTCACGCGGAGGTCGCCCGGGTCGATTTCGGTCTGGACGAGGTTCCGGGCTCCCTCCGCCCGCTCCGCGGGAGCATCCCCGCCGACGAGGCCGCGGAGCTGATCGCCCAGGGGACGAAGGGTTGCGGGGGCGACGCTTGCGGGCTGCCCTGTACCCGCTGCGGGTCCGAATACGGGGGGAGGTGCTCCGTCCCCGATTGCGACGGCGAGCGCCGTTGCGAGTGTCCCCCGGGCAACGGCGAGGACGAGATCGTCAATCGCGCCGTCGCCGCCAACTTCGGCGAGGCCCACAAGCCGAAGGAGGAGCCGAAGGGGAACGCCCTCGACGAGCTCCCCGCGGAGGCCCTCGCCGTCGTCGAGGAGACGACGGGGGAGACGCCGATGGGCGTCCCCGCCGCCGAGCTCGCCCAGGAGGCGGAGGAGGCCCGCGGCGCCCTCGAGGCCGCCCGGGAAATGCAGATCGAGACCCAGGACGATCTCGAATTCGCCGCCACCGTCCTGGGCGAGACGAAGAAGAAGGCGAAGGAGCTCGAGGCCCGGCTGAAGGAGATCACCGCGCCGCTTCGGGCCGCGGAAAAGAGCGTCCGCGATCTCTTCCGCCCCGCCCTCGATTTCTACGGGACGCTGGAGAAGGAGCTCAAAGCCCGGATCGGCGAGGTGAAGCTCCGCCAGGAGGAGGAGAATCGCCGGGCGATGGAGGCCGCCGCCGCGGCCCATGCCGCGGGCGACGCCGCCGGGACCTCCCAGGCCCTCGCCACCGTCAAGAATCTGGCGAGCGTCAAGGGTGTGGGCGCCCGTCTCGCCTGGGATTTCGAGATCGAGGACGAGAGCCAGCTCCCCCGGGACTACCTGATGCCCAACGTCCGGGCGATCTCCGACGCGGCGAAGGGCGTCGAGACGCCCCCGGCGATCCCGGGCGTCCGCTGGTTCCAGAAGCCTATTGTCTCCGCCCGGTCTTCGTAGGACACTCGAGGCGGGTTGTCCCTGGCAGGCGGCCCTCCTTTCGTGCGGGGCCCCCGGAGCGATCCTCCGGGGGCTTTTTTATTTGGGAGCGAACATGCGAGCCGTCCTCTCCGTCCTGGCCTTCCTGTGGGCCCTGCCGATCACCGCCGCGGGCTTCCTCCTCGCCGTCCTGGGAGGATGCCGCCTCCTGGGGCTCCGGGAGGGTGCCCTCGATTTCCTCGCCCCGCGCCGCGGCCCCTGGGCGTGGTTTTTCGCCCGCCGCTGGGCCGCTGTGAACCTGGGCGACGTGATCGTCTACGGGACGCCCGAAGAGGCCGCGGACCCGGTGACGCGGGCCCACGAAAGGGAGCACCAGCGGCAGGTCCGCCGCCTGGGTCTCCTCCACCTCGTCCTCTACTTCGTGATCTGCCCCCTGGCGTGCTGGGCCTACGGGGTCGGGGTCTACCGGGATCAACCGGCGGAGCTCGCCGCCCGCCGCGCCGCGGGCCAGGAGTAGAGCTCCTCGAGCTCGAGAAAGACGAAGGGCCCGGCTCTCTCGAGTCGGGCCCTTCGCTTTTCCGGTGGGGGGTGTACCGGCGCCGGAGAGTCTACTGCAGGACGAGGGCGAGAATCAACGCGACGACCGCTCCGCCCCCGGCGCCGACCGCTCCCCAGGTCCAGCGGTCGCCGCGGGCCTCGAGGAGCTCGAGCTGGGTCTCCGACCGCTCCCGGCTCTCCCTGGCGAGGGCGTCGGCGAGGCGGGCGGCGGAGGCCTCCGCCTCGAGGTGGAGGGCCTTCGTCTCCTCGAGGGCCTGGGTCCGTAGCTCGAGCTCCTGATCGGCGAGCTCGAGCCGCTCGAGGAGCTTCGGGCGGGTCTCGAGCGCCTCGAGGGCCTTCCGGGAGGTCTCGAGGTCCAGCCAGATCCCCTTCTCGCCGGTCGACGGATGGAGGAGGAGCGTCGGCGGGGACGCCGCCAGGGCCGCGGAGGGCGTCAGGAGAGACGCCAGGACGACGAGGGAGAGGAGCCGGGTCATTCCTTCGTCTCCGCCACGAAGGCCCGCCAACGGGCCTCGAGCTCTTCGTCGGAGAGGTTCCGGATCTCCTCCTCGAGCGCCTTCGTCTCCGCCTCGAGGACCTTCCGCCCCTGGGCCGCGGTGCGGGCGTGCTCCTCGAGCTCCCGGACCTTCGCCGCTCGAGCTGCCCGGTCCTGGGCCTCCCGCTGGGCCGCCTCGAGCTCCTCGAGGACCCGGGCGTCCTGGGCCCGCCGCTTCTTCCGGAGCCGCTCCTGGGCGGAGCTGTGGCCCAGGAGAGCGAAGGCGAGGACGGCGAGCCCGACGAGGACCGCCCAGGTCCCCGCGCCGAGCTCCCGGAGCTTCTTCCAGATCGCCTTCATGGCGTCCCGCCCTGGGGCGGAGCTCCGGCGGCGACCGCCTTCGTCTTCGCGGCGATGTACGCCCGCACCCCCTTGTAGATCGCCGCCGAGAGGCCGCCCGCCAGGGCGAACCAAATCAGGCGACCGGCGAGGCCCGTCCCCATGCCCACCGGGACCGGGAGGTCGTCGGCGAAGCCGAAGAGGGCGCCGACGAGGATCGGATGGGCGAGGATGGTCCGGTGGTAGAAGCGACGCCACCCGGACCGGGAGGGGCCGACCCCCCGGGCGATCACCTCGCCGACGATGGCGAGGAAGCAACCGACCGCCAGGAAAGAGAGAAGGTCCGAAAGCGTGACCATGGCGTGACCTACCTTCCCGCCCGCTGCAAGCGGGCCCGAACCTGCCGCCGGAGCTCGTCCATATCGAGGTCCGGGCAGGTCTTGTGTTTGCCGTGCTCCGTCTCCCGGTGGCCCAGGACGTTTTCGACCGGGACCCCGTAGGCGAGAGCCTTCCCGACGATCCAGTCGATCAGGGTGGAGAGCTGGCGCGTCGAGTATTTGCCGCCCTTCCCGATCAGGCAGATCCCCAGGCCCGAAGCGTTGAAGCCGTAGGCATGGGCGCCGACCTCCTCGTCGGTGTTCCCGTCGCCGTCGAGGTCTCGCCCGGGGAGGAGCTTCCCGTCGTGCTCCGGGTCGGGGCCGGTCCGGAGGTGGGCCGCGGTGGGGTAGGCGTTCCCGACGACCGCGTTGTAGCCGATCCCGTTCATCCCCCGCTCCCGATGCCAGGAGTCGATCAGGGCGACGTTGCCGAAGGGCGAGTCCGAACAATGGACGACGATGTGGGTGATCTTCCGCATGGGGTCGAGCTCCTCTCGAGAAGAAGGCTCCCCGCGGCGGGCCCGGCGGGAGTGCCGGGGGAACGGTCGGGCCCGCCTGGGCCCGCCGGGGGAAGGGCTATGCCGCGTTCCGGCGGAGGGCGTCGGCGATCTCTTTGCCCAGGTCGTCCCGGGCTTCGAGGCGAACGATCCGCCGGTCGTGGTCGGCGAGGACCTCCGGGATCTTGTCGAGCTTCGAGAGCTCCCGGCGGACGATGCCGACGATCAAGGTCCCCAGGAGGCCCAGGGAGCCGAAGACGGCGAGAAGGATCAGGCCGACAAACCATCCGGGGATGGCGTTCGGGTCGACGGAGACGGACGCGAGAAGGGCGAGCGGTCCCATTAGTGCAGGTCCACCCACGCGGTCCCGTTGTAGACGCGGACCTTCTTTGTGGTGCGGTCGAAGTAGATCGCGCCCTCGTCCGCGGTGGCGGGCTGGTCCTGGGGGATCAGGCGGAAGGCCGCCTTCTGCGGGTTGTTCGTCGGGAAACCCGCTTCGGCCTGGACGCCATAGCCGCCGCTCGAGAAGCCGCGGACGCCGGGACCGTTGACGCCCGACCCCTGGACGCCGGGGCCCGTCCCCTTCCCGATGCCATGGGCGCCGAGTCCGTTCGTCCCGCCGCCGGTGAAGCGACCGCCCTCGCCCCCGTTGCCGGAGCTCCCGCCCTGCCCGGTGACGCCGATCCCCGCCGCGGTCCCTCCGGTGCCGAAGACGCCGGTCGCTCCGTTCGTCCCGGTGCCGTAGACGCCGACGCCGGTATCGGTCCCGTCGCCCGACCCGCGGACGCCCACGCCGCCGCCGTTCCCGACGCCATGGATACCGTCGTGATCGGCGATTTCCGCGGAGGAGTAGAGGCCGCGGAAGGCGATTTCAGGCGAAGCCCGGGAGGCGAAATTGATCCGCGCCTCGAGGTCCGTCCGACGCTCGTCGATCCAGCGAATCCACCGACCGACGAGGTTCTTCCACCAATTGAAATTCTGCGCGGGAGGGGCCTCCGCGGGGGACCAACCAGATTCCACGCGAGAGGCGGGCGGGGCGACGATGGCGGAGGCAGGGTCCGCGGGGTTCGTCGCCCAATCGGGGTATTCGCTGGGCTGGGGCATGGCGAGCGCCTCCTTACCTGCTAGGCGGTGACGCCCCCGAACCTACCACCGATTGTGGGATCGGTGACACTCCCGAAGCCGTGCGCCGGGTCGACCTCCACCGCCGCCGAGCTCGAGAAGGTGAACGTCGTCGCCGGGTCGACGGCGAGGTACTCGAGGAGGACCCGGACGCCCGCCGCCGCCGCCCGCCGGAAGAGCCGCATGTAGAACGCGGGCGGGAGGGGGAGCGCCCGATCCAGGACCCGGATCAGGGCGGTGGCGTGCGTCGAGGGGCCCAGGTCGTCCGCGTCGAGGAGCTCGAAGCCCCCGGCGCCGAAGAGCTGGGTCGCCATGACGAGGAGCTGCTCGCCGGTCCCGCTCGAGCGGAGGGAGAGGATCTCCACCGCCAGGAGGAGGCGGAAGGCCTGATCGTCGTTGGCGTCCCGCTCGAGGCCGACGACCCGCCCGATGGTGTCGAGCTGCTCTCCGGAGGAGGTGTCCAGCCATCGTTCGGTGAGGAGCTGCCAAAGCGCATCCTCGAGC